TTCAGACATACGCAAGTGCGTATGTGCTTTTAACATAAGATTAACATAACCTTTCTTTCAGTGACATTATATTTTTTAGAAATAGGAGAAAATGATATATGATTATCAGACAGTTAACACTAACTCTGAAAATTGCGTTGTTTTTCGGCATACAATAAAATAAAGAAAATGAAAAACCGGGAACCAGGCAAAACACCCGAATTCCCGGCATCCCGAAAACAATCAAATCACCTCATCACTGGTCCAATCATCAGAATTGTTAATTTCTTCTTCATCCACCAAAGGATAGGGATAAGTGATTTCCTCTTCCACAACTTCTTCACTTTCCGAAAGCATCATGATAGGAGGTACAAGCTCATTATATATATCCTCATGTAAAAGAGCTTTTGTTTCGTCTACATTCTTTCTTCTAAGTTCCCAATCCTTATCGAATTGTTTCAGTTCTTCTATGGGTATAACTAACCATTTCATAATCAATCATATTTTAGTTTATAGTAATTAATCACTTTTTCAATCTGCAAAGACGTGAGTTCGTCATAGAAACCGATAAGCTTATAGAGAGCCATATTTGAGAAATATCCTGCCAATCCTATATCACCTCCGATAACTACTTTTTGCGGCTCTAAATCTGTACCGTTCACTATTGTTATAACTTGATGTTTTAAATAAACCTCACTACCTTTTATTGTGGTATTCAACTTTCCATTTATGTAAGTCACTCCATCCCAATTATAAGAATTGTAGGCAATATCATTCGTAAAAATATTTATTCCAAAACTTGTACGACCTACTCTTTGGTCGTATATGAAACCTCCTCTTTCTTTAGTCAAAGAAGGAATCACTTCCATAAACACCGTCTTGAATCCTTTCTTCACGTTCTTCATTATCGCATAATCATCTACACCGTCAAAGACAAAAGCACCGTCTGACCTGTAGCCGCTACTCTCTGTATACGCTGCATTGAATATCTCTGCATCATGTCCATTACCCGACAAATCATCCATGATGTTACGTGTAGGAGAAGAATTGTCCTTGAGCGACAAGTCATAATAAACGTCCGGTTCCGGTATAGTGACTTTGCTTCGTTTCAGCCATTCTTCATTAAGTCTTTCTTTCTCAGTCTCTATCTCTTCAATGGTCAGAGACTTGTTATAGAGGGCAAAATAGTAGATGGCAGCTTTAGTATATGAAGAAGAAAACCTACATAAATATAATTGGTCCACATCACTTAAATTTCCAGTTTTAAGTTCTATACCATTATAACTATTCTTAGTCATCCACGATACTTCACTTTCCTCAAGTTTTACACGGTTACCAGTTCCATAACTCCATACTCCAGTAGTACTATTAGAATCACTGGTTAGAATAGAACTTTCGAAATGGAACGCACCTGCATTACCCAGTCCTTTGTTAGCCACATACCCTGGAGATGTATTTAAAATTTCCCTTTTACATATAAGTGTAAAATCATCCATAATAGGGAGTCCGGTACATATACCGTAATCATCCACTCCATCGAATACCAGTGCACCTTCATAGGCAGATGGCAGTTGGGTGATGGTGATATTACAAGTACCAACTACAGATGCAGCAAACCCGGTATATTTCTTGTAGGATATTGGCAGGTTATTGATACCATTCTTAAGATAGGTGTATGTTCCGGTACCGTCTTCGGTATAAGATACATATCTTAACTTTATATCATCCGTTATGCCTTCCACCTTTACTTGGTATGAAGATATTGTTGCGTCTACAGATGTCTGTAAAAACTTACTGTTTGCAACCAATATTTCCGTTATGTGAATAGAAGAATCGGAGTTTGTGAAATTGGCTGCATTTACATTCTTTGTCCAGGAATTGAAATCTATCTCATACTTACCGAATCCGGAAGAAAGAGAATAAGTGAAGTTCTTGAGAGCCATCTCATTACCCTTAATTCCACGAATAGAAGAAGGCTTGTCTGCATTAGACAGCCCGGACATAAACCATGCGTCCACCATAGCCTTATTGAAAGGTGGAATAGGAGGACCAGCCTTGCCAGCCTTCCTACCAAACAAAAGACTTGTACCAATACCAATCATAACCCTATATTAAATTGTGCAGTAGTACCGTCAACAAATACTTTATCAATAAGATAAGGCATAGGAGAACCCATATAAGCGGAAACCTCGGTCTCGGAAATGGTGTATGTATCTGGACCAGTCTCACCGATAAGGTGTACTTTGACAGTACCACTCGTCAATGGAATAATAAGAAACGCCCTTTTGTCATCGGGAACCAAGGTGTACTTTGACAGTACCACATCTTCGGCTGGTGTGCCGACCTCGAAAGCGCGTGAAATCGCTGTTATGCTCTCAAAACCCTTGTTATTTGCTATGCTTACTTTAGTAGGATACATAATTATTTCAATTTAAATTTACAAATGATAAAAATACGAAATTTGCAAAATCGCGGTTACAGCATACTGTAGTATCGATTGTCCTATAAGGGAGAATACTTTCTGGATATAGTAAAATATATTTACGCTGTGAATATCGTCACCTTCTGACCGTTGCATAGGTCCATAGTGTCTACATGCAGCCAGTTAACACCGTCTTCCAGTCTGATAGGATAAGGAAGCTTGTCGGAATCGTCCATAATGATTTTTCGTGCTGCTTCTGCTTCCATGCCGGACACTGTAATATCATACCCTCGTCCTAAAGCATGGGCGCTCATATACGGCTTTTCAAGCATCGTCTTTTCCTTGCATAGAACACACACATTGCATCGTAAACCGCGCTGGGAATAGCTGCCTCCGTTCTTCCAGTTGTTGATAATGAAGGGCTTGCATAGGATTTCCTCCCTCAATACAAGGAGCGTTTCCAGTGCTTCGGTCGTGAAAAAGCTCCATATCTGCGATTCTGAATACTTGCCGTATACGTGGGGGCATACAAGTTCGGGGAGCGTGAAATACCTTCCCAGTCTTCCAATAATCTCTTTTCTTTCCACGTTACTAAAATTATTTATTTTATTCATCAAATTCGTATTTATATCACAAAACATTTACTCTGATAGGGTTAAACGCTAACCCACTACCGATTATCTGCTGTACAGCAGAATCACCGAATACTTTTCTTACTATTCCGATTGAACCGTTTATATCTGCATTAATCAATTGATTTACAGACGATTGGAACAATCCGCGTTTCTTTCTTTTCCCTAAGTAAATATCGTGTTTTTCGAGAGTTTCAAAAGCCAAATGGTCTACTTTGGATGTATAACTTTCTTCTGTTATTTTTACATCAATACCGACTAACTTTGCCTTGTAGGAAATTTTATCAATAAGACTTGAAAAAGGAATTTCAACAAATTTTTGATTGTTCTTATTTCCAAGATTGATATTCTGTTTCCAATTCTTATTAAGACCTATTGTTATCGTACCTATATCGTTCTTCTTGCAAAAATCAATAATAAACCTGCTGATTTTATGTATTTTATCATTAATCCAAAGATTGCGATAACAAATCAACCTCTTTAATCTTTTTGAGATACCCTTGTCTCCTACAAAAGACATCCATTTTGCTTTTGTTTTGTTGAACCATTGATTAAAAGATTTGACAACTTTTCCGTTTACAATGAAAAACTTCTGGTTTACATTGTTGGTACATGTACATAAATTGTTCAATCCTAAATCAATTGAAAGGAAGTTATCTTCTTGTAAATTAAGATTTTGTTCCTTTCTTTCATAAATCACTTCCACAACATAACATGTTGCTTGCGGCACTATCCTTACTTGTTTAAGTTCTTCTTTCTCTACATTGGTTTTTATTGGTTGTATAATGTTTTTAATAAAATGAATATATCCATCTTGTTTTACTCTACAAGAAGCAGTAGTGAAAACAATCATGTTTTGTTTCTTACCGCTTTTGTATTTCGGTAATTTGGGTTTTGAATGAAACTTTGAAGAATTTTTCTCAAATTCCTTAACGCTTCCCATCCATCCCTTTATAGCTAAAAACACTTGTGCTATCACTTGTTGAGAAATAGAAGAAGGTAAATTCCTAAAATCAAATTGGTTTTCTCTATTTAGTTTTGTTGAAAATTCATATTCTTTTAAATAACTATTTGAGAAGATGCCTTGCCGGACATTATACAAAACATAGTTGTACAATAATCCGGACTTGTGACAAACTTCCTCAAATCGGTTATCCTTAATAATATGTCTTTCAACTAACCTCATTGTTTAATTAATCTTATTGTCAGAAATTTCATATTTATTCTTTTTAAATATAAACAATAAATATGAAATAAACAAATTATTCGCTTATAAAATAGGGGTTGCAGCTATCTGAACCAGGCTTTCACCCCCAGCCATACAGACTTGCAACCCCTACCGCCTTTGTTAACCTTTAAATACAACTGCGATACAACCTTACCAGTTATCTATCACGTCAACAAAGATAGTGTTTTTATCTCAAAAATGAGCTAAAGTTCAGAAAATAATCGCTCGCACTCTTCCAGCTCCTTTTCCATTCTTTCTTTTATAAGCGGAAAATAGGTTTTCGCCATATCCTCGTTGATATGGAAATAGGAATCGTAATGGTTCGTTATCTGTATCTCTCCCTCCATCTCAAACTTGGAAATATGCTCTATTTCCTTTTTCAGATTTTCGATTTTATTGTATAGCTTATTTGCCTTTGTTAATTTCGACTTGTCCATAACTGCTTGATAATAAAGCCCCATTTCGGGGCTTTTGTGAAAATAATAAGTATACCGAAAGATTTATTCTACAATTTCCGCATCACTTTCCGGCTCGTATTCCTTCTTTTCTTCTTCCTGGATAGGGGCGTTCTTCCACTGGTCTATGAAGTGCTCTATTACACGTCTTCCGTCAGTCACAACCTTTTCCAGTTTCTCGTCCGGTTCCAGTAGTTCATCTGCCATTGCTGCGGCTATGTGCTTTGCCTTCATTACCTCTTCCACAAGGTTGCTTTCTATCAGTTCACCCAGGCTTTTCTTTGTAAGCAGGTTAAATGTCAGTCCTTCAATGATTTGTTTTCTCTTCGACATAGCCTGCAACATAGCATTCATACGGGGCGCGAATTGTTCGGGCTTCATGTTCTCGAAGCTCTTGTCATCAAATCCCTCGAACTTTTCTGCCGCCATGAATGCCACTTCATATTCTTTGGGTGTCATTACCACGCCAGCCTGTAAGCATTCCGTGCAGAACAAGATGAACTTTACATTGTTTCTCAAATCTTTTTCCATAATCTTTTGTCTTTTAATATGTTGTTTTTATAATTGTTCCACGTTGTACAATGATACAATAACCGTTCCAGGACTGTTCCCTGCGTCATATTGTCCGTCGTATGTCCTTTCCCTTTTTCGCAAATTAACAATTATAGGTTGACGGTTTATACTATTGTTATCGGGGTCCGGCATACTTCCTTCCTTTATGCCATAGGGTCTTTCCCTTCCCGATTATTCATATCACTGCTTTTCCTCTTTGATATCCCTATTACCATTGTAACAAATGTATAACGGGTTAGTAATAAAAATATGGTCTGTAGGGTATCGTGGAGGGTATTTCTCTTTTTTATTTCTCCTTGTATATCCCGGTCACTACCCCTTCTTCATCCGTTATGAATAGGGTCTTGTGTTCCTTTGATTCATACACCCTTTCCGACAATCTGGTTACCGGGTATGTGTTGCCGTTGCTGTCCTTGATGGTGTACATTATTTTGTTTCCTTTGTTGAAAGTGGGTTCCTTTGACTGCTTCTTGTTGTCTTCCATTACCCATTCGTTGCATCTATGCAATATGTGGAATGCCTTTCTGAATACCTCCAGTTCGTCATCATCCAGTTTTACCCTCTCTACTTCCGGAAGAAGGCTTATAGTAAGGGTATCTTTGTCTCTACCCCAGTATATTTGCATTGCTGTTACGTTACTTACATAGAAGTATACTTCATTCAATATCTCGTGTTTCTGATATGTATTATCAGTCTCTATCATTATCTTCTTATTTATGAAGTCATTCAGTACGTCAATCATACCGGACATCAAGTCTGTAATAAGCTGTCTTGCTGAATGCCTTACACATGACATAACACCCCTTTCTCCTATTATGTATAAGGCATCATCTGCTTTTTCAAGGTTCACATTCATGCCGAGTTCTGTTATGCACTGTATTACCGTGTTCATATCGGTTCCCTTGGTTATATATGTGCTTTTGTACTTCTGATTTAGCTTGTATATGGCATTGTTCATCCTCTGTTCAAACATCTTTACCTCTTTCTTTTCTTCTTTCATCTCCTTATAAAAATCATTCAAGAATTGTTCCACGTGGAACAATGGGCTTTTTGCTGTTTGTTCTCCTATCAATATAGCAGTAATCTGTTTTGATTTAGAGACTGTTAAGTCCATTAAATCGCAAATATTGAATACTTTCTTGATACTGTTTTCTGTACAGCACACCAGAATACTGTTATCGTACTTTTTCTGGAATTCTTCTCTATCCATAATCTTTTTATTTTTAAGTTTTGTAAAATATCTATACTGATTGTCAAGAAAATAGGGGCTACTTCAATTTTCACCCCTTCTTTCCGTGTACTTAATAATTTGCGACCCTTTGTCGGGTATTGGCGACGAAAGTCTTGTTGTTTCCGGACAGCTTTATGGGTCCAAGATTCTCCCAGTCACCGTTTGCCCACGTCTTTATTATGCTGGAATCTATGTACTTGTCCATATTCTCTTTAATCAGTTTCTTTGCAGATGCCAAGGAATGGAAGGTGAACATAGGGCTTGTCTCTTCGCAGTCCACATCGTGTTCCCACTTTTTCAATTCCTTGTTGAATCTGTCACCCTTGTACTTCATTGTCACGGGTTCACTGAAATATACTGTATAGGTCTTCATTTTGTTCTGCTTTTTTGCTGGTTATTGATTATCTGTAATATTGTTCCCTTACTGCCTTCGCTATCGCTTCCCCGTATTCTTCCGGGCTTGCCAGGTAAGGTATTTTGAAAAGTTCCGATACGAGTTTGAGTTTTTCCTTGTTCGTCATTATCTTTGTCATATCTTTTATGAGAGCTACTCCGTTCATGTCTACATATTCCTTGTATGCTTCATGGAGTTCTCCGCGTTCGTCCAAATCGTTTATTATTCTTCTTGTAGGGAAGCAGCGCAGTATCTCGCTGATATAGGTGTCGTCCCCGTTCTTCTCTATTTCATTATAGATAGGGTCAAATGAATATTCGTCCATAAACTCCATCACCTTTTCTGCGATTTTCTTTCCTTCCAGTTTTACTTTGGGGCTTGCCATAATCTTTTGTTTTTATTTGTTTGACATCTTGTTTCTTATCACAACGCAAATATAAGACCTTATTTAGACATAAGCAAGTGCTTATGTGCTTTTAACATATAATTAACATATAAAAGGATATAATAAAAGCCAGCTATTTATCACAAACTGCTGGCTGTCAATTAGATATTAACTACTAATACTCAAAAAATGAACATAAAGTTTTTCGTTTGATTTTAAATCTCATAGTCCACATCCCATGTTATCGAATCCAAAGATACGAATTTATACCCGGTTTCCTCTTCCAGGACTGATTTTATTTTCTCTACTTCCTTGTCTGTAGGAGGAACCTGCATTATTTCCACATCCATAGGCACATGTACCTGTACCGTTGTGTCCTCGTCCATTCTCATTGTTGCGATTGCTACTATCATACTATTTATTATTATAGGGTTAATTAATCATTGTATTCTTCCGGTATCGGTTCGTTCTGTATCCATTTCACGTACAGTCTTTCCATACAAATGTCAATTTCTTTTAATGCTTGTTGTTCGGTCAGACCATATTCTTTTGTAAGTCTTTCCATCATGCACTTTATAACTTCTTCAACATATATCTTTACTATAACTACTTTATTTTTAATTGTTTAAATAGGTGTACTATCTATCGCAGACCGTACACCACATGAATTTTGAAAATCATAAATTAACTAAAAGTCAAAACAAAATGTAATTATTTCTTTCCGATTTCAACACCTTTCATCTGTCGTAGGCGGTTAAGAAGCCGTTCTCTTGTCTTTGATTTGGACGGTTCCTCGATTATCTCTGCCTCGACCACTTCGGGTATCATTTCTTCCACGAATTTCTTGTTTTCCGTTTCTATTTCTTTCCAGTCATAGGACTTTATCAATGCTCCAGGAAGCATGACTTTTTCAGACCCTAATACCGGGTTGCTTGCAAAGCCGTTAAAGTCCTTATAATAGGAGGTGCAGAGCTGGTGCATCAGTATTTCGGGCCTTATTCCCGATTTTGCGGCTACCATACCCACTATCAGACTGTTTACGGGGATGTCGCGCATTACGCGGCTTATGTTCTCCTCACCGTGCAGTGTCGCGTTTATATCTATTTTTCCGTCAACTGTAAGTTTAATTTCATTACCTTTTACTTCCTTCCGTGCGGCTTCCAACAAGGCGCGTATTTCCTTTAGGATATTGAGTGCACTTCCCACGTTTCCTTTGCTCCAGAACTCTTCATATTTTAACTGTAAGTCTGTCATACAGTCATTTATGATTTCCAGTCTTCCGGCTTCCGTTGCCACCTTATAGCGGTCTGAACGCATCACGTACTTGCTTTGACGTGCTTCTATCAAGGATTTATGGTTGTTGAAGAATTTTACCAAATCTTCTTCTCCCAGCGAATAACCCTCCTTTTTACGTATAATCTTGATTATATCTTTGGGGTTGTGCATGGAACCGAACAAGTCCAGAAGCATAGGTGTCAGCTTGGCAAGCGCCTTTGCCTTGTCATTGTGCAAATCGAAAGCATGGAAATACTCGCTCTTTACCCTGTGGAACTTGGCAAGAAGGGGTAACATCACATTTGTACGAATTTCTGTAGCGTCGTTTATTGCTTCCTGGGATGCTCCGCGTTTCGCCATGATACCCTTTATATTGACAAGCTTAAGGTCTATCACATAGGTATAACCTTCGTTCCCCTCATACTGCATAAAACGGTCCGGGTGTTCGTCAAGCTCCCTTCTTACCATCTCATAAGCTACGTACTTGTCTTGCATGTAGGGTGAAGCGATTAAAACGAAATCGGGCGCATCTTTTAGAATGTCCTCTTTAGTATATTCTATCTTTTTTGCCATATATAGAAGTTTTACCCACAAAGGTAAGTTTTAATAGGGAAATAAGCAATAGTTATTTCACCAAATCAATACCATGTACACGAAACCAAAACTTCTTCCTTTTCCTGTTCAACAAATGAAACCTCCGGTTCCACATTTTCACTGATTGTTGATTCAAACCATAGCATTTCTTCCGGCTTCGCTGTCATATCCGGTTCCGCAAATTTTTCTCTGTCCATCGTAATACATTTCTATTTCGTTTTCTGCTAATGTAAGTTCCCACGGCTGTAACAACAAGTCCATTTTCATAACTTTGCATTGAGGCATCCATACCCTATCATTATTATACTTCACGTTCTGGACTGCGTGCACATCCACTTCGACAAAATAGCGGTTCTCCTTTCCGATAACAACGGGTTCAAAATTGACCGCATAGCATGCCATCTTATGTACAAAATCTTTTTTGTCCTTGTATTCCAAGACAAAATTGCATATAAACCCGTCGTTATTGTCGTTATAAGTCTTCGTAACCTTCTTTTGATAGAGGTAAGCGATTATTTTCTGTATCATATATCCCAATCCCTTAGCGCCATTTCCAGGCATTGACTTATGCTTAACTTCGGGTCTTCCTTTAAATATTCAAGTGCTGTAACAGCTACTTCCGGTTCAAGTCCGTATCTACTTGCCTTTATCATGCACTCCAGCCAATAGGTTCTTTCTTCTGTGTAGGTCATTATTTACCCTCCTTACATTTTTCTACCAATTCCAGATTTTGAGGTATGAACGCGCGCTGTTCACCGTCTATCTTCAAGTGATAATAGCGGTTTCCTTCCGTTCCGCATATACTTGCTACTTCCGTAATCTGTCCGATTAGCATCATGTTGGAACAATGGAGTATCTTCACCTTGTCGCCCACTCCGAACTTTTTAGTTTTCATACTTCTTTTCTACTTTATAGTTAAACGCTTCCAAAAATGCTTCTACTACCATTTTGTTGAGTATGGTTTCTTCCTGGTGTGTATAGATAGGGATAAGGTGGTGTTTCCGGCACCACATATCCATCATCTTCGATTCCGCAAACTGCCACAGAAGCTTTTCATAGCTTTCTTCCGTGTGTACCTGGACTTCTCCTTTAGGGTTGGTTATTCGTATCATAGTATTGTAATTGCGAATGGCTTTCAAAAGCCCTTCTTGTTAGAAATTCAAACAACAAACAGACATATCACATTCCTCGTCGTACTCATAATCAAACAATTTTCCTTTGAAGTAATTTTGTAATCTTTCAAACGCGCTTTTGTTTTCTTTGTCCCAAGCAATCGTTATCATGTTAGTACGTGCAAAAGTTATTTCTACATTAACACTTGCAACTTTTGAAAGAGTGTTTTCAAGAATCTGTTTTTTTTGCTTTAAATACTGAGTTCATAACCTTATCTTTTTGTTGTTTGACTTATCATCTCTTAATCTCACAGTGCAAAGATAAGGTTATGTTATGAGATACGCAACTGCTTATGTGCTTTTAACATATAATTAACATATCAATCCTTTTCCACATATTCGATTATAGGTGTTTCCTCCACCTTTATCAACCTACATTCGCCTACAAGGTCTTGCATGTATTCCAACGCTTTAGTAGAGGACTTAATGAAGTCCTCATGCTGTTGCAATACAACCATCTTATATTGCCTTATCTTTCCGGATATGGTAGCCTCGCTATATACGCCCGTGCACTTGTACCATCGTCCCCCGTGCTTATCGTTGCGCTGCACCGAATCTATAACAACCTCCTTAATAGGAGATATGGCAAAATCCGCATCTATATTAAACATCCCATATCTGGTTGCCATTGTTTCGGCATCCATATAATTTTCTGCCTGTACCGCTATGACATCGACAAACTTCTTATAAGCTCCACTTGTCGAATTCGGGTCGGGTGCCATGTAGGTAAACGTGCACTCGAATATCATTCTTTCGCCTCCTCTTTCTGTTTGGGACAAAGCACACATATAGGCACAGCCGGATATTGGCATACAAGCGGAATACAAGCCGTTTCCGCGTTCTTGTTCTTTCCTCTTATCCTTCTTACCAAATCATCGAATTCTTCCTTCTCCACGAAAAGATATAGAGGATGTACCTTGTAATCCTTGTCCTTCTGTATCATGATTTTTTGCTGTTCCATATGGATGTTAAGCATTTCCTGGGTCGGCAAATGGTCCTCCAATCCCGTTACTTTATTTGCACACACAAGTGATACACTCTTTCCCGGTTCTATTACGGGAATATACATTTTCGGCTTTTTCATAACTTCATATATTTACCTTTGTCAATTCTTTTTACTTCTCCTTTACTCATTTTCTTTAATAGGAAGTGGTCTATTCCACTTCTAACGGAACCAGGGTGGAAATCCTTTATCTTGGTGATTAATTCAATCCGACAAAATTTGGTTCCTGGTTTCATCCGCTTAAATTCACGGTCTATTTCCGTATATACGGTCTTCTTTGGTTCGTCGTCAAACATTGCAATATACAAGCTCCTTTCTTGCTCTGGTTATAGCCACAAACAATAAACATTTTTCATTATATAATGCTTCTTCCGTATTCGCATACTTGCTGGGAATCAAACTCCTGTTCAGCAAGAAAACACGGTCTGCCTCCAGTCCTTTAGACTTGTGGATAGTGGATAATACGATACCTTCCGTATCGTCCTTATATATCTCCTTTATATTGTCTTCCAACTTCTTCATATCTCCCCAGTTCTTGTAAAGCATTTCCAATATAGTACACTTTTCAAGAAGGGTTACATAGGAAGGGTTATTTTTTGCCTGGATATCAGTAAAACCCCGTTCTTTGAGTTCCGAAATTTTCCTTTCACACATCGCGTCCAGGTCCTCTATATGTTTTATCTTATCCACCAACGCCACAAGTGCATCACCGTAATCCTTACCTTTTATTGTCGCTTTCTTTCCCATTTCTAACAAATAGAGAAAGACAGTTGCCAAAGGTAGGTTGTTCCGGCATAGAATAAAATCCCCGTTTTCCGCTTCGTCAAACTCTCCTTTTCTTACAATACCGTCTATCGCATTAGGTGCAGCAACAATCCCGTTGTTAAAAACTTTTCGAGCTTCTTCGACTATGTTCTTGCCGCATCTGTATGTAATATCCAACGGTAATACTATGGTGTTGGGATAAGATTGCAAGGACTTGAAAACCTCTAAAGAACTCCCCTGGAAACCGTATATACATTGCCTGGAATCACCAACTGTAACGAATCGTCCAGACTTTTTTATATATCTCATTGACAATTCTTTTTGAAGCTTTGAAAAATCTTGACAATTATGTACTATTATACCAGCATCTTTGTTCAATCCTTTAAATGTGGAACCACATATTAAAAAATTGTGATTATCCTCTACCTCAATATCATACACTTCTTCTTTGTCTTCAATTTCTTCTACTTTATCCACTATAATACCACCTAAAGGGAAATATTCATTATTCCATTTATATGTACCTACAAGATGATGGTATTTCTCTAATATTTTGTATTTTAAACATGGATGTATGTATGGAGCTAATTCTTCATGTAATGAATCATTACATTTCATACTAAACTCTATAAACCAATATGGTTTATCAGTTGACGAAGATTTCGCTTCCCTTACTTTACAAGCAAATCCAAGCTTATTTATTCTCTCACATAATTTATAACACAATTCTTTGCAAGCACTTCCACTATACAATTTTGATACCTTACCAAAACTTCCATCATCCATGTAAAGAATAGCAAGCTGTTTAATTGTCAAATTTTCTGCAATTTTAAACCTGTCTATAGATTCTTCATCTATACATAAACCTTTTGTTGTAAATATATAAGCCGGGGTTTTTGCAAATCCATTTTCTTCTATTCTTTTCACAACATTTGTTTGTTGAAATAACCATGCCTTCCAATACAAATAGTCTTTTTGCGCTTCTCCTTGAACAAAACCACATCTATTTACATTATACATAAGTTTATTTAAACTTCCGTCTCCAATAATAGAAGCTTGAAACACTTCTAATTGTTCCGTATTGGGTATCGGATGGTAAGGCTGTGTATTACTGTCAGATAATAAAACATACCCCTTTTTCAAATCTTTAGCTTGAATCCATCCATAATCAGTTAGAAACGGATGGTTAGGAGTGCATTTTATTTTTCGCTTTCCAGCAACCGTGATTTTTACTAAATCGCGTATGCCTTTATTCCACATATTCAGAATATTTTTGTATTCAAAAACCCCTTTTTCTATATTAAAGCTTTTGGCTTTTATAGATTCACCTTTACAGAACCTTTTGTAAATTCTTTCTATTTTATCCTTTCCTCCTTCAATTAAAATTCTTTGGTTTCCTGGAAAACATTCGTCAGTTACCACAACATCATATTTAGGGAAATCCTCACTATCAAGTAGTTGGTAAGGGAAATAAAGCATATCAGTAAAATCAATGTTAATTTCTTTTACTGAATTTATCTTCTTCATTTCCTTGTGCCAGGCATTTCTAATTTGTTCCATGTCCCCTACCATACGTTCCTGGAATTCGATATTCTTTTCAATACAGATACCCGGTATTTCCTTCTCGTAATCCGTAATAAGGTTGACCCTTATGTAGTTCCATATTATCTGTATCTCAAATAGGTACCGAATCTGCTGCTTCACGTCCATGTCCTTTGTTTCAAGAATTTTCTTCCCGATAACAAAACATTTATTCTCGTTGATTTTCGGCTTTATACGGAAATTGGAAAGCAGCACGCGCAAACCTTTAGAGTGAAAGGTGTTGACGTCTATATGGGACGGTAAACGTTCCCTCAATTCGTCCGCAATGCTTTTGTTGAATGCCATAAACAGAACCTTTTTATTAGGTGGTGTCCTTCTGCAACACTCCACTATGCAAGTTGTCTTGCTGCTGCCTGCTGTTGCTTCTATGGCAATGTTTTTCCGTGTATTTTCGTATGCGTCGAAAATGGCTAATTGTCTGTCACTCCATTTCATCTTGTAAAATAGGTTAACTGATTGATATAATCTACCAATGATTTATAGTCTTTTTCGCGCTTCATGTCCATTTTCTTTTTAACTACGCTTAGAACATCACCGAATTCTATATTATTGTAGAAAACGGTCCTGTTGTAGTCTATCTTATTCATTACCCATATGTCTACGTCCACATCCTCTATCTTTATACGATATAGAGGACTTGTTTCCGGATATTCGGAAAGGATGTCGCTTTTCATGTCCTTGTTTATCCCTGCCATTGTCTTTAAAACGCGTAATGAATCGTCGCTTATCCCTTCCATCTCTATATCAAGGTCGTGTGGTTCCACATTGAAACCATGTATATACATAGCCATACTTCCACCCACAACCATGCGTTTACACTGCAAATTGTTCTTTAATACGTTCAAAACTTTAAACAATTTGTTAACTTTCTCTTCTTTAGTCCAAACAAAATCTTCATTCATAATTCTATCATTTTATCAAGTTCGTAATTATCAAAATTCTTGTAATCTGCTAACATGTCGGCCACATGATTTCCGTATATTATAGGGTTGTTTACATCCTTTTCATGCCCTCGGACTTTCATAAACCGTACGACCATCCGTCTACGCTCGCATAGTTCTTGTTTTATTTTTTCTATAATATCCTTGTTTACCGTCGGTCTTAATTCCGGGTCTGTCATACAGCTAACCGCATACTGGCTATCGCTCCATATCGTAACCTTTAGAGGTACATCCTTTTTCATACTCTGCACGGCATGCAATATCGCCCTTAATTCACATCTGCTTATGGTGGTGTCGCTGTATCCCTTGGAAATAAAGTATTCCTTTCCTTCTTCCTGGATATACACACCGCAACCGCCAAGACGTGACTTCCATTCACAACTGCCGTCGGTAAATATTGTTATTTCTTTTCTTTCCATTCCTTCAACTTCTTTATCAGCGCAATGTCCATCGAATCGTCACGGCTTACCTGTACGTCAATGCCCTTGTTGACCGCATCCGTTACCTTTATCTTTCCGTCCAGCAATTCGCGTATCTGCATATCTATTGTGTCACTGGACAACAAAAAATAGACGTTCATTGTCTGCGTCTGCCCCATGCGGTCTATACGCCCGGTTGCCTGCTCCAGTTCTGCCGGGCGTTGCGGCAATTCGATAAACGCCATATTATAACAATATTTCTGTAATCCGTCTATACCCGTGGATAATGATGCAATGTTGGCAAAAAGGAATGTCTTTTCTTTCTTCCATGTTTCAACCTTTCGCATCTTCTCTTCCGTGCTGTATTTCCCGGTCACTACCTCACTGTTCTTGAACTCCTTTCCAAGCCTTTCCAGTATGTCGGTCGTGATACCAAATACTATCATTTTCTCGTCCTCGTTCGCCTCGCTCCACTCCTTCAAAAACTGGATAATAAACTTTATCTTTCCGTTTATAGACAGCTTTTTCAATCCAGACAACCTTACAAGCTGCTCCGCACGTATGGCACGTTCTGCCGCCTCTATGTCAATATTAGCCAGCCATTCGATAAAATCCTTTTCTGCCTTCCGATACTCCTTTTTATTGGTTATCGGCACATTCACCGTCTGTTTGATTATAGGCGGCAATTCGTTCACCACGTCGCGCAATTCTTTCCGGAAATAACAGTAATGCTTTATTACCTTGTTCAGTTCCATCGTACACGAAGCCCCGGTACATACAAGTCCAAACCGCGTTTTCTTTGCAGCGCAATATCTGTAGAGATAATATAACGAATCCGGGAATATCTCTTTAAATCTTCCAAGAATTCGTAATATATTGATAAGCTCCTGGGGTCTGTTCATAATTGCCGTACCACTTAATCCTATGGTTTTTTCTGCATTCTCCACGATTTTTTGCACGCATTTAGAGCGTATAGATTTCGGGTTCTTACATAGGTGTATTTCATCGATTACCGCTAATCCCCATTTCTTGGTAAGGGAACGGCTGTAACGAAGTTTTACTTCTTTCTTACCTTCCTCCTTTGCGCTGCGTTTGAAAAGATAGTCATAATTTATTACCGTAACATCCGCTTTCCAGTCCGTGTTGGTCTCGTCCTTTGAATCAATCACATGTACCGTTCTGTTAGGGTTACACAACTTCCATTCGTTGACCCAGCTTTGTTTTACCGTTGCCGGACAAACCACAATGCAGGGGAATAGGTTAAGCAATTCTGCCAGTGCTATGGACTGTCTTGTTTTCCCTACGCCCGGACCGCAACCGTTAAGGCAATTGCCATGATTAACCATATAGGACACGCCCTCTATCTGATAATCCCTTAGATGTAGCGGCAATCCCAGGTAATCGAACATTTCTTTCAACTCCTTTTCATTTACAAGGGGCTTGATTTCCTTTAGGGGTATTTCTATCTGTCTTTCCGGTTTTTCGTTCTTGAATCCGTTACCCTCCAAGAAATATTTTAACATTTGAGATTTTTCTAAAGAAGGTTCAAAATACCACTCTTTCAAAGCCGGGTTATATTTGGCTCCGAAATCACGTTTCATTTTATTTACAAAATTGGCGTTATAATTAAAGCCAATATAAACGTAGTCCTTATCTCTATACCAATATCTCATTACCAAAAGATTTACAAAAATAAGAGGCTTATTTTCTCAAACCAGCCTCTCCCACTATGTCAAACAAACAAAAGAAACTCAATCAAACATTGAATTTTTCCTTAAATTCCTCAAACGTGAAAACGGGTATTCCGTATTGTTCCGCTTTCTTTTCCTTGATGGTTCCCAATCCTTTTTCCTTCACCACCAGGCATGTTGTTTTCTTGCTTACAGAAGAACCTATCTTATGCCCCATGTCCGTTAATTTCTTTTCCGTATCGGGCGAACGAAATCCGGTAAATACAACCGTCATTTGTCCTTCAAAGGTCTTTTCTTCCAATCCGTAATAAGTTATAGGGATATGTGCGGAATCATCATCGTTCACCCACCAATCTTCAATACCTAAAACAAATGCTAAAGCTGTATTAAATCCGACACCTTCAACTTTGTCTTCAATGTCAGCCGCCCAACTTTCATCACATTCTTTTGCAAAATCAGCTACATCTTTACAAGTATATAACTTTAATCCGTCAAGAATTTTTTGGCATGTCTTTTCGGCTATTACACCCCCAAATTTATTATAGGCTGTCAATAATTTTGCAAAGTTCGTACCTTTCTTTTTTAAGTTTTCAAACTGTCTTGACAGTACCTTTGCACCTACATTTCCTATGCCTTCAATCTTCTTAAGGTCTTCCTCTGATAATAGAAGAATGCTATCCGGTGTCTTGTAGCCAGCGTTAAACAGTTTCTTTATTGTCGGTTCTCCGAACTCTTCAAAATCTAAAGTGTTGAAAAAATATACACATTTGGCAAGCATTACACCGTCACAATTTTTGTTGAAACAAATCAAGTCCACATTGTTTCTGTCCATCTCCAAAGGTTTCCCACAAACGGGACACTTGTCGGGCAAACAACTTTTTAAAGTAGGCCAAGACACGGTAAATATATGTTTCGGTATCACATCACCAGAACGGCAAATAATGACACGTGAACCTGGCATAATAAAATTATCCTTTACATAACGGGCATTATATGCTGTACATTTGGAAACCGTAGCTCCGCACAATTCAACGGGTGTAATGTCGATTACCGGGGATAATCTGCCGTCCTTTGAAATCTGCCATCTTACATTTTCTACCTCTGTTTCCTCTCTTTCCGACCAATCCGGGTTCTTGTAGGCAATTGCATAACGTGGGTTGCCGTTCGGCAATCTTCCAAGCTCTTTTCTTATTTTTGCGCTATCCACGTCTATAACAAGACCATCGCATTTGTAATCATTTGTTATGCCCTTGAAAATATTGTCCATATATTCATTAAACATCTTTTCGCTATGAATGATTGTTTCTACGAATGTTTCTACATAACGAACTTTTACAGATGAATTGTCATTCATAAAGGCAATCATGCTTACCTTGTCCCAATCCTCGTTAGAATATCCATACCTTATATACTGCACGTCCCTCATATTTGGAGATACAGTAGGAGAATTGACAAGACCAGCTACCGCATTTCTCGCAGACTTGTAATTTGTCCGCTTCTTCAATGTCAAGAAAGTGGAATTACGGAAAATGGCTTCTCCGAAAGTATAATATCCTTCCGTTCTTTTCACGTCCTTAAATCCGTGGTTAATCATCTGTTCAAAATGAGAAGTACAATTCTGTCCTACCTCGCCATTTCCGCGCGTCCACGCCTTCTTGTTATATTCGTCCACGCATAAGGAAATTCCATCAAATTTAGGAGTGATAATCAGTCGGTCTTCATTTTTCAGTCCACATGACTTTACCCACCTTACAATCTCGTCATAAGTTTTTACCTTTTCAAGACTGTACATCGGAATAGGAAGTTTTTCTTTTCTTCCAGAAACCTCGTCATTAACTCCTTTCTTGAACCAGTCCGCATTAGGGTTAACTGCATGCAGTTGTTCTACCAGCGCGTCAAATTCCGCATCCGTTATTTCCGGCTCGCCTCTACGATAAGCGTTGTTATATTCCCTTATCTTGCCCTCCAATACTTTAGGGTCTACATTTGATTTTACCATAGTTAAAACTCGTTTTTCTTGTTAGAAATAAAGTAAATGTAATCGTCACTTCCAAACTTGAAGTCCTTTCTCGGTCTTCCCTGTAACCGGGTATCTATTCCGATAGGGTTCAATTCAGACAACTGGAAAGTAAGGTGCTTAACATCTTCCGTTATATCCACCGCTCCGCGCGCCTCGTTAAACGGATTATCCCTTGTCTTTGTGACAAAGTTTTCCACCATGAAAACTTTATAGGTTCCCAAAAAGTTTACTGTTATGAACTTGTAGCCCGTGAGAGCTACAAGCGTCCAGATATTTTCTATTAATTCGTTCACGTTACTAAAATTTTAAATTTTATTCCCTTATCACAGTGCAAAAATAAGATTATGTTATGAGATACGCAAGTGCTTATGTGCTTTTAACATATAATTAACATATCACCCACCGAAAAAGTCCTTAGTCATTTTATCCCTTTTGGCTTGTATCCTTTCATTAATACCCTCTTTTTCAATGCCTTTCTTGTATCGCGCCTTAAGGATAGAGGCTTTGTTTTCGTTGGATTGGGAACCGAAAGAAGCGAACGCCACGTTTATATCGCCTTCGCTTTCCGGCAATTCCTCACGATACCCCATCTGTTTTCCGCATACCTTACAATAAGGTATGTTAATAGGTACGGTTCCATTATTAGTATATTTAAACATCGGGCGCGTCTCTATGATTTCCTTCCCGAATTCCGTACATTCCTTGTTTTCGCATTTCCAGTATATCATATCTATTATCATTTAAAATGTCTACGTCCATATTCTGCCATCAGTAAGGAATCGGCAAAGTTATCATCGTCCTTTAGGCTCCTGCTGGAGCGTTTTAAACTCACGTCCGGGAAAATACGGTGTGCAGCCACGATACTCATTTTCTTCACGTCCTTTACCGTCTTGGTACCATCGTTTTTTGTTACCATCTTTATACCCTTGTGCATGTCCGACTGCCATTTTTTAGGCGGTATCTTTGTATAGGGTAATCCGGCAATTGCACAAAAGAATTCCGGCACGCACGAATTATAACCAAACGTAAATGTTCCTTTTGCCGAAGAACCATACAGTGCATGCACATCCTCTATCACGACATGCCGGACTTCGTACCCTTCGACAAAAGCAAGCAGCCTGTTTGCCGTCTCTATCATATCCACTACCTTAATATCCTTAAAGATGGGTTCAGCCTTGACAAAGGTTCCATCTTCCGCAATCATTGATACAAACCCCTTTGTTCCGGGGTCAAATCCCATAAATACTTTCATGTTACACCTCCAGTCTTGATATTCCGTTTTCTTTTATTACTTTAAGTTGCTTTATCTCGTCATTAAGCTTTGGTACATGCGTAACAATCAATATTGATTGTTTCAAAAACTCCGTAGAGGCTATTATATTCTCTATACCCAAAGAATCGCTGCTTTCCAGCACTTCATCCAGTAACAAAAAGTCCATACCCCCGTATTGTTTTGTGGCATTAATCATGCTTTGTATTGCAATGATAAGAGCCACTTCCACACGTGCCTGTTCACCGCCCGAATAGAAGAAAAAGCTTTCCATTTCGTCACGGAAAACATAGGGCGTTATCTCCTCTTTCAATGCTCCGTTCGCGTTCCGTTTGAAGCCTTCAATCATCAGACGCAAATCGCTTTTCATTTTCTTTAGTACATCATTGGCCGCGCTTTGGATATTCTTTATCTGCTCCATTGCCAAATACATCTTAAAGTCCTTGAATCGGCTATCCCATTGCTGTACCTTAAAAATACCGTTCTTTATGTCAAGAATTTTTTTGTTACCTTCCTCTATGTCCTTGGAAAGTTTTTCTACCGCCTTTTCCTGGTCTTTGATAGAGGGTCTTTCCGCTTTCTGCTTTTTCAACTCCTCTATATACCCAGTCTTGGAATCAATAAGAGAACGGTTTGTTTCAACTTCTGAACGCATCTTTACAATGGAGTTTTCATATCCCTTTTTCTCGCGTTCAAACTCCCTTATACGGTCTTCCACCTCCATCATCTTATCAACCACCTTTCCACGACGGACACGCAGTTTACGTTCTTCCTCTTCCGTTTCTTTCCTTACATCTTGGTATTGGGAGATAAGGTCTTCCAGTTCGTTTATAGAGGTCTCATATTCGTTTTTCTTTACCGTATTCTTATCAATGGCTGTTTTATAAGCCTCTTTGTCAGCCTCCAGTTCTTCAAAATCCTTGTCAGCATCCATAAAAAACTTATGATTGCAGTTAGGGCACACAATGACACCAGAAAGCAATACTTCGACCTTCTGTAATTTCTTCTCATAATCAGCTAATTTCAGCGCATAATCCTTGCGCCTTTCTTCCTTGTTTGACTTGTCTTTCTTTAGTCCGGCTATTTCCGTGTCTATCTCTTTATAGGTGTCCTTGTAAGCATCCATATCAAAGCTTTCAAGTTCTTTACTTACTTCTTCTTTCAGCTTTATAAGCCCTTCGATATCCTTGTCTACGCCTTCGATATCCTTTTCCGCTTTGGGAATACGCATCCTTACAAGGTCTTCAATAAGAATTTGTAAAGAATATATTTCTGACCGAATCTCACCTATAATACCCTTTTTCTTTTCTTCCGGGTCTTCGCTTAACACTTGCTGTATCTGTTCCTCATAGGCTTGTTTCTTGCCTTCCGCAACATTTTTCAAGCATTCTTCTTTGTGCAATTCTTGTTCCAATATTCCGACTTTTTCGGAAATCACGCCTTTTGTCTTGTCAATATTGGAGAAATTGACAAAGCGACTTATCAAGGCAAGTTTCTCCGTATTGGACGAACGAAAAAAAGACGAATAATTACCCTTGGTTACGATATAATAGGACTTGGCGTCTTCCGGTGTAATCTCAATCCAGTTAATCACGTATTTATTCGCGTCCAACACAGTAGCTACCGTTACGGGTGTCTCCACATCATCTTTCTTTAGGGTCAGTGATACTTTGGAAGAACTTTTCAACGGAATTGTACGCTCAATTATCAGCGTTTCTTTACGTTTTTGACAAAATATTTCAACTTTGGTATAAGCTTCTTTCGTTCCTTTACGTATCAGTTTCTTGTCTTCCTTTCCTCTTAAATTAACGCCATATATCGCGTAGAACAAGCCTTGTGACAAACTTGATTTTCCGCTACCATTGGAAAGCTGGTCTTCCTCGGTTCGGTTCTCTCCAGTCACTCCTAAAGTCTGCTTTGTAAAGGTGTAATCAAATTCTTCAAATGACAAAAAATTTCTTAATATCAATCTTTCGGGGTACATAATTTATCTGTCAATTTATTTTTAATTTCATTAAACAAATCCTTATCCGATAACGCTTTTTTAGCGTTATCCATTCCCTGTCCTAAACGTGTCTCGCCATAGTAAAACCAGGCGCCCTTTTTAGAGCAAATTCCCTCTCTTATAGACATATCTATAAGCTCCTGTACCGTGTCGAATCCTACACCGTACTCTAACATTACCTGGCACACACGGAAAGGAGGTGCAATCTTATTCTTTACAACCTTTATTTGTGTCTTATTAGCTGTTGCCACTCCATCGGTCTTTTCCGTGCCTATACGGGCAAATTCCGCTCTTTGGGTAGCGTAGAATTTAAGTGCTTCGCCTCCTGGTGTGGTTGTTGTAGGACCGAATCCCATACCTCCGATTTTCTGCCTTGTCTGATTGATACATAGGAGAATGTTTCCGTTTTTCTTACATACATTTTTTAGGATGCTTAACTGCTGTGACATAAGGCGTGCAACAAGCGCTATCTTTGCATCTCCTGCCTCACCCTGCAAAACAGCTTCCGGCACCAATCCGGCAACCGAATCAAGCACTACCAATCCGATTTCCGGCACCTCCAGCATCTCACGCACGATTTCAAGCGCCTGTTCCGCACTATCCGGCTGCGACATTATCCACTTGTCGCGGCTTAAATCAACTCCAAGCGCTTTTGCATATTCCAGGTCAAGCGCTTGCTCTGTATCTACATATCCGACCGCTTTTCCAAGCGTTTTTTGTACGGATGCACTTAGATGTAATGCCGCAGAGCTTTTGCCGCTCGAAAATCCTCCGTATATTTCGTGTATTCTTCCAAGCGCAAAACCGCCTCCCAATATTTCATCTAATGCCATGCTGCCGGAAGACACAGTGTCTACCTTTATATCGTTGCCTACTACCGCTTCCTTTCCGAAGCGCTTTTCTATTCTTCCAAATAATTCTTCCAATCCCATTATAATACCTCCTTTAAAATTTCCATTCCTTCATTATAGGAGTAATCATTTTGTTTACAAAATTCCTTGAATTTGTCTGCAATATCGGAACCTGACAAAGCTTTGATTTCTTCTGCTGTCTCCACCTCTTCCGTTTCCAGTTCTACGGACTTAACTTTCACGTCCACACCAAGTTTTCTATATTCTTCCTTGTCGATAGAGGAAATTGCATCTTTTGTGCCCACGAATTCAACACGAATAAAATCTTCCTTGTTTTTCTTCTGAAAATCTTTTACAATCTTATCCGCTTGCTTGAAAGTCGTGTTTTCCAGGTTCACGGTGACTTTTCTGTACCGTTTTCCTTTTGACGGAATAAACGCGTATGTAAAATCATCATCCAATAACCAAAACCCCTTTTTATCGTCTTCTCCGAAATTGTTCTGTGTGATGCTTCCAAGGTGTACAATATTTTTACCTATTTCCTGGAAATCGTGATAATGTCCAGAAAAGACCATGCCGAAATTTTTAAACAAAGAAGGTTTTATATCACTTTCTACCTCGCTACCGTCATTATTCCTGCTTCCCTGGAAAGCGATATGAGTAAACAGTATATGCGTCTTATGATTCTTTTCCTTCAACACATCGCCCATCCCTTTTAACCATATCGCATTGTCGAAAAACGGCATAAAATAGCATATTACACCACCTATCTCGAAAGCGTCCAAATCAGTTATCAATCTGAACCCTTTATGATACTTGAACGCATCCAGAAACGACCTGTCCGAACTATAGTCACTCTTATCGTGGTTTCCAGGAATACAATATACTGTGTGTTCCATCCTCGCATACATATCAAGGATAGAGGAGAAAGCATTTAAAACGTCCTGTCTCTGTGATATACGGGAATCGAATATATCGCCAAGCCACACATGATTGGTTATACCGTTGTCTTCCGCTACGTTCAATTCCTGCCTTTGCAATTCCGTTATTTCTTCGATATTGGACGGCTTCAAGTGCCAGTCTGTACTTATTATCATTTTCCCGGTCATAGCGCTGTCACCTTTAATGTATTGTCAAGATTTTTCAAAACATTATCTTTCTCTACTTCCTTGTCAAAATAGAAGCTCTCCCAGACATTGGAAATCTTCAAAGCGATTCTAAACTTCTGAGTTGACTGTGAATATCCCTCGTCATTGTATCTGCTGATAGAGGTAATCTTTATCCTCTTATTGTTTATCTGTACAAACATAATCTTACCAAATTAAATACGTTCCACTCAATCCTACAAACACATCAAAATCTTTATTGAATACTCCATATCCGGCACCTACGGACAACCCTAAACCGAATCTTTTCTTTTTCTCCGGTTTCGTCCACATTGTGACATCGCCTATCTTTCCGGGTAATTGGGAAGTTATCTCCATACGGTTACTGTCTCCTATACGCTGATTTGTCAATAAAAACTTGTTGGTTAAATTGAAGTTAATCTTATACTTTGCCAGGTGTGTAGCCCATACTTGCAAATCATATCCTACCGTATCGGTTTCTTCCTTGAATGTATAGAGGCTGTCCGTTTTCCTCAATTCGGAAACCTCTCTTTCCAGTCCTTCATACTTGTATTTCCATTCAAATTCCACCGCTTCTACAAGTGCTTCTTTTTCCTTCAATCGGCTGTACAACTCTTTGTTTTCTTTTTTCAATCTGGAAAAACTTTCAGAGTTGTAAATCTTCGTGTATCTGTTTAAGGAATCAGTATAAAATTCTACTTCATATAGCAACCTTTCGTTTTCCCTTGCCTTCTTGATAGATAGAAATAACAATACGAGTAATATTATCATCCCCGAAATGAGAATTATTCTGTAAAGATTTTTCATAATAATAGGAATAATGGAAGGGTAGAAATTACCCTTCCTTGTATGATTTATTTTGAAGTTCTCGCTTTCAAGTTTCTCAACCGTGATGCAATGGAATTAGGAACGCTTGCTGATGCTTCCCTTTCTTCAACTGCCGTATCTTCCGGTTTCGTCTCTTCTGTTCCTTTTTCTTCGTCTTCCGGCTCTTCGTAATCCTCAAAAGGCAGTTCGCCACCTTCCTGTGCAATGTCGTACCATTTACGGAGTTCTGCTACAGTCAACTCTTCCGGTAATTCCTTGTCTTCGTAGTTATCGGCAATGTAGGCACGGAGTTCCTTTTTGAGGTTCGTCAATGTAGGATAACCGCCTGCTTTCTTTTCCGTCTTTGTTGGCTCTTCTTTCGGTTCCTCCGTTTTCACCTTCTTTGTCTCGGGGGCTTTTTTAGGAGCTTTCTTTTCCTTGATTTCGTCCTCTTCCGGAACCAATTTGTCAAGTTCTTCGAGTTTGTTCAAGAATACGTCGTCCTGGAAAATACCGTATGATTGTTCCTCGTCGATTCTTTCCAATCCTTCCAACTGCATATCCCAGTCTTTGCGTGAAAATACGTCCACATACATATCATCCAGGGTAGGGAGTTCTTCCATAATACCGAACACTTCGTCTGATACACGGTTTTTCTCAAAGAAATCGTCCCAAGTCTGGCGCTTATTAGCATCCGGCATTCCACAAGAAATGTCAAAACCCTTTTTCTTGTTTTCGTCTGTAGTAACATTGATAATCAACGGATAGCCTTCGTCCGGGTCAGAAAATATGTCAAGATTAATAATACCATCGTCAGAACCGCCTGCGCGCTCCATAGAAATGTTCTTCATTTTCTTCCACCAATCCGGGCGCAAATCAAGGCGATACACGTCATTTTCTGCCCATACATAAGCCACATAGTTAAGCATGGCCTTCATGCCCCATACCCACTGTTTCTGCTTGTTGCGGTAACCGCTGATGGGATAAAGGAATTTTGCACGCTCGTCCTTGTCCTGGATATCATTTGCCAGGTTATACACATGACTGATATAGGTTAATACTGCATCCTCACCGTTCATGCGGTTGCTGTGGATATCAGAAGTAAAGACGTCTCTTTGTCTAATTTCCTTCTTTCCGGTGTCTTTCCCGTCCTTGTCATATACCGCACATTCGATAGGAAGTTTAACCGTCTTTCTCGGCATATAGGGTTTTCCTGTCAATGACGGCAATACGCGCAATACATATCTTCCGTCTTCGCTCAGATTAAAAAATGAGGCCCTGCCGCCCTGTCCAAAACCACCGCCCATTGTTGCGGCTGCTTTCCCTACTGTTTCGTCAATTGATTCAACACTCGCTTTCTTGTACTTACTTCTGTCAAATACCATAATACAAAATTTTTAAAAATTAATAATCAGTTTTTACTATCTTAAAAGTATTTATCTTTCCTTCAATAAGCTCTTTTTCAAAGTCTTGCGGTACAATCTTTGGCAACAAATTGTTAAGTTTCTTGTCCTTGCTTTGTACTGCCCAAAATAGGGTGTCTAACTTGTCTCGCTTCGATTCTATCTCAATAAGATTCATCAAATTTTTCTGATATTGCTCATTAAGTAATATAGCATCCTCCAGCCCTTTTTCGGTCAGTTTAAATGATTCTCCGTCAATCGTTATTCTTCCTCCATTTGTAGCCGCTTCCCTCCTTAATTTCTTCCTCAAATTAGCTGCAAACACATCACAAAACAGTTTCTCTTCCTTCGCTTTCTTTTCGTATTCAACTTTCATTAGACCGACCTTGTTAAGCAATCCAGATACCGTTACCGCCTCTCCATAAAGATTCGAGTAATTGATTGTCGTAACATCATCGAGTTCTATCTCCTCGTCCTTGTCCGGTGATACCAAAACAACGGTCTTGGTACCGATTTCTACCATAATTTTCATATCAAAAATATTTTACGTCAATACTGTAAACAATGAATTAACATTCGCCTGCAAAATATATTCTCCTCTGAACTTATCCCACACAATCACGCCATTAACCAACAAAATGTTCTTTTTACTACCCCTTAAAAACTCTCCGTATTCTTCAAACAACTCTGGAAAAATAGTTACATTTATAAACTCATAATTACTTTCCAATACTATAGTGGCAAATATACCCTTCTTGCTTTTTCTCTCTATTATCTCAATTACATAACCGCCTATCACGGCACGACGGGTTTTCTTGGAATTTGTGTCCCAAAATTTTATCTGAGACACGTCCTGGAACTCCGTTTCGTCGTCTAATTTAGGCATATGATATTCATTCACCAAATCATAATAATCAAAAAATGCAAAACCGGACGTTCTTTTTTGCTGCAACAGCCACCACCAATTATTACGTTCTTTGCGAACTTTCATAATATTGGTAAGTAAATCCTTATCCTCCAATACTTTGACCCGTTTATTCTCACGATACATCTCAATAAGCGCCAAACGGTCTTTCGGTTCCTGGATATTCTCTAATTCGTCAAATGCGCCTGCAAATATCAAGTTCTCAATGACAGATTTATTTACCGGACTGCCTTTAATCACACATCGGTCTATAAATTCCTCCAAGGAGAAAAACGGACCATTCTTCTTTTTCTCTTCCGATATATATTCCTGCGCCCTTTCTCCGCATTGCTTTACTGCATTGAATGCCCAGTACATGCTGCTTGTCCGGTAATCGGACACGATATTTACATCTGACTTGTTGATGTCTACCGGATGTATCTTTATCTCACCGGACTGCTGTATTTCGTTTACATAATAGGGTATCTTTTCGTCCTTCGCAAACGAGAATGTAGCACTCCAATACTCAATAGGATAATGTACTTTAAGCCATAGGCATATATAAGCGGTCATACCATAACATACGGAGTGACTGTTACATGTTACGACACCTTCCCCAGTGACAAAGTTATGTTCCGGGTGGTCTATCTCAACATCATAGGTCGGTTCCACATCCATCACATAAGCAAAAACGACTTCCACATTTACCCTCATTCCGTGTTTATAGGTATACAACACATCTCCCTTTCTTAAAAGGAAAGCGTATTTATATCCTTCCGGTGTAGGGAATTTATGGTTTCCGGAACATCTCACTGTTGCCCCGTCGCTCGTTTGTATCTTATAGATGAAGCGTTTCCCTGCATATCTTATTCCCCTTACTTTGGTAGGAATAAATTCACCGTACTTTCCCATCGTTACTGCTGGAATGTCCTCAACTCCTTTTTCATACAGTTCTTTGATTGTTAATTCATTAGGGTAAATCTTCTCGTCTCCATGCAAGCACTTATTAAACGAATATTTCGCAAACTCCTCCATCTGTTTCCAAAGATTTTCCGCATATTCTTTTGTAACTCCTTTAGAACCGTACTTCTTTACATACCCGTTCACGAAATCATCCCCGTACTCCTTTGCTTTCTGTAATAGTTTTTTACCTAAAACTTTCCGAACTGAATCACACTTCTCTAAGTTAAAATCTGCTAATTTTTGACAAAATAACATGATTTGTTCCTGGAACAACATCAGCCCATAAGTGTTCTCCACCACTTCTTCCCCACCTATAGGCATTTCTTCCGTCCAGTCCTTTTCCCCGTTCTTCCGCAAAATATATTCATTGTGAAAATTGTTTTCCATAGGTCCGGGTCTATAGAGGGCTACACATGCAGACAGTTCGTTTATGTTTTCCGGTTTCATCTTTACACAATATCCAGATAATCCGGCTGAACCAAGCTGGAAAACATCGCCCAACCATCCTTTGCCTGCATACTCGAATACTTGTTTATCGTCCAAAGGCAAGCTGTATATGTCAACGTCTATTCCGTGATTTTCCTTTATCAAGCGTAACATTTCCTCGAACTTGTCCAACTGGATAATCCCCAAAACATCTTCCTTTAAGAAGCCTGCCTCTTCCACTTCCGAACCTTCCCAGTCCGTAACCACAAGTCCTTTTTGTGTATGTACGGGCATCCATTCATAAGACGTTTTTCCGTCCGGCAACACTACGGTTCCGCACGCATGCACTGACTGGCTTTTAGGCGAACCAAGAATAACCATCATATCATTAAACGTTTCTGTATGTTCCTTGACAAACTTCTTTAGGTCCTCTTTCCCACATACAGTCTTGAAAAACTCTTCTATCGTCTTTTCTTTATCATCTCCAATACAAGCGGTAAACCATCTGTATAACTGTACTGGTATACCGTCTGCACGCGCCATATCGGATATTGCCTCTTTTAATTGGAAGGTAGTATAGGTGCCAAGCGAACAAACCTGCTCCTTGCCGAACCGTTCTTCCATGTAAGCTTTTATCTCGTCCCGTCTTCTGCCGGGAAAGTCGGTATCTATATCGGGCATTTAGCCTAATACGGTCTTTGCCCGACGCTTTATTTCAATATTTTTTACTATCATACCATTACTCGTTTATCAGTTCGTCACCTTCTTTTAACTCTTTGGCTCTAATTATCATTTCCTCGTCATTCCGGACAATCTTTATAAAGGTATTCCCGGATATTTCCTTTTCTCCATTTATCGTTATTATCTCTTCCTCTTCATGCCGAATTAAACGACCCTTTGTCAAAAATCGACTGAATAGGAGTTCGTATTCCAACGGGTTTACATTGACAATACCAAGGAGATAAGAAACGAGGCTTCCAGCGCTGCTTCCGCGGCCCAATCCGACCAAAATGTTATTGTCTCTTCCCCATCTAATAATATCCCTCAACATCAAAAAATAGTCCACTACGTCACCTTCCTCTATGATGGATATTTCCGTGTTAAGTCTTTCTGTCAGTTCCTCTTCGCTGTATCTGTCCAGTATTTCTGGATGTTCTGCCAGTCCGTCAAAGACAAGCGATTCAAACATTTCTGTATTGGAAGCATATTTCTTTTTCTCCTCTTCCGTCATTACATATTTAGGTGCGTGTCTTACCTGTGTTTCCAGCAAATAATTACAGTTTACCGATATGTAATTAAGATTTACCAAAGCTTCTTCAAACAGTCCGAAAAACTTGTCTTCATTCAATATCAGTTTTGACAATTCTTCGTAATATTCCTGGTAATTCTTCATATACTGGTTGTCACTCTCATAATTCGCAACCTTTGCCAGCCTGTTAAGCTTTTCCCTTATAGGGGCATACCGCCTTTCAAGATACCAGGCGTCACATACCGCCACGGGTTTATATACACCCACGAATTTTTTCAGATTGTCAAGATATTTTTTATCCCGGTCATTCTTCTTGTATTCCACAGTATCAAGCTGGTAATAGGTATCGTTCCATTTTCTTGACAATATGGGGAGATTTTCAAACATACATGTTTTCGGGTCAAACAACAAGAAACACCCGTCTTTCATTTCTTGCAATTCCTTTTCCGTGATAAAGCCTTTTTCGTCGACATTCAGAATCTTATTTATTTTCAGTAGGTTATTCCATCCCTCCTTGTCCTTGACTATCAGCTTTACTGTATATCGCACGTCCTTCTGCTCGTTATATACAGTAACTTCCATACCGAATATAGGTCTTATATCACTTTTTAGACACGCATTCTGAAACTTGAACGCTGATGCAAGCGTATTCTTTTCGCATATACCAAGCGCTTTTATTCCTAAAAATTTCGCTTTTTCTACCCAATCGGAATAAGAGTGCATTCCGTTCATCAATTCAAAATTGCCGTGCACACCTATATAGGTGTCAAATCTCAAGCTTTCGTCAAACAAATTTGCCTTTCCGATATACTGCAATCGGTTAAGTTTTACTTTATTCTCGTCTCCCTTTTTAAGGTAATACCATACATCACCGAACCGGAAGACATAGTTGTCGCATTCCGTTCTGTCTCCTACCCACTGGAACGAATCGTCAAAGAAAATTCCGTTATCCTCTTTGTCCCATTGGAAAGGTTCAAACAACTCGAATGTTTGCCCGTCAATCTCTATAATATAATTATCCAAAGCATTGAAAGACAGAAAGTTATCCTCCAAATATTTGATTAAATCTTTATACAGTTCATCCATATTTTTAGGGTATAAAAAGGGAGTGAAGCGTATTTACTTACACTCCCTGTGAAAAATCAAATCTAATAAAAAACGGCAAGTTTATGATTTGTCAAAATGGTTTCTACAGCAAACGGAAACAACGTTGTAATGCGTTCCCAGCTCTTTTGCAATCCGGCTGAATGACCGACCGTCATTCTTTGCAAGTTCTTCCCATACCTTATATGATATACTCCCTTTCTTGTACGGGTTTTCTCCTTTAGGTGAAAGATTGAACTTTTTCTTTACATACCCTTTTTGGGTGTTTACAGATACCTCCTTTGCATATTCTTCAAGCGTCTTTCCCTTTGCTTCCAGTCTTTCAACAACTTGTTGCAAAAGGTCTTCCTTTCTGAATCCGGAAACATTCTGTATTCCAAGCTTCCGACCAACATTTCTTAAAGTCAACAAAGAAAATTCCATACATCAGTCCTCCTTTTTCCCGAATACGGCATCTTTAATCTGCTGTACTCGTTCTTCCGTTGAACCGGAAACAGAAATGTAGGGTATTCCGTAATTATCGACAATCTGCTTTATTTTCCGGTCTATTTCTTTCTGGTATTCTTCATCTTCCGAACGGACCTCATCACCTTGCAATCTGAATGTGATAGGAAGATAGACAAGTAAAGGGAATTCATATTTTCGCTTTACAATCTGTCGTTTCTCCTTAAAGTCTTCTTCTGCCAGGTTATTATATTCCGGGTCTTTCGGGCTGCAATTATCAAAAAGCCATGAAGTGTAGGCATTCACATCAATAATACATCTGTCACTAATGGAAGGTTGTTTCATAGCATCTTCCATTATTTGGGTGTATTTGTCGAATATTTTCTTTTGTGATTCAGAAGTACCCTCCTTATTGATGGTTATTTCTTCCTCCTCAACCATCGTTCTGACAACATTCGTGTAAAACTTCCAGTTGTCGAATTCCGGTTCATTCTGTAAGGCTTTCAATAGGGTTGTTTTCCCCGTACCCTGCGCCCCGGTCATTAATATTTTATCATAATTTCTCATCTGTTGTCTCCTGCTCCATGAATTTTGTCACGTTGTTTACGCGAAAACAGTTTTTCTATATTCTGCTCGGCAATCTTTTCCGTATCAAGCCCTACGCGGTTAATCATGCTGTTTATTACCTTCCAGGCGTTTTTCCAGGCTTCCAAAACAGCTTTCTTTCTTGCTTCCGGGAATACATTCTGCTCGGCTTCTTTCCAATCGTCACGCAACCACTTTTTAACCTGGTCTGCAATCTTTCCGACTTCCACGGGCAAATCAAACACGCCTGCACCTTCCGCATTTGTCAAAGCTTCTTTCCAATCCCAACCTTCAATGTCAAGATTGCATTCTTTACGAATCATGGCAAGATACCAGAACATATCCCCGATTTCTTTAGAGATTTCTTCCGTTTCTGCCTCGTTATTGATTTTCTCGTAGGTTTCTCCCATCTCCGAACACAAACCAAGTGTTACATAAGACAAAGCCACTTTTTCATTATAGCAAGCTGTAGTAGCCGCCTTTTCTTCATACTCGAAATAATTCATATCTTTTGTTTTTAATTGTGATACAAAGTAAGAATTAAATTTTGAGATAAACAAATATTATCTCCAATTATTTTAAATCTTTCATATCAATTTCTTCTAACCATCTCATTTTGAAATAAGTATAGGGTATCTGTTCCGGTATGTTATTAACCCATATTACCACATTATCGTCATTCGGATAGTTTATCTTCACCTTATATTCCCTTCCCTTGTATATCACTATAGTGCCTGGTTTCAATAGGTGGAACCTGTCCCAGAACATAACCGACTTTTTCGTTTTCTCCGAATATTGCAAGTTCGGCAACCCGTATTCCTGCAAAAATTCCTTCAAGTAAAAATCTGAAAACGCCTTGTCACTGTCAAACATCGTACCAAGACGGAACCTTTGTTTCAAGTTCAGAATCTTTGCTTTCTTCTTCTCCGCTATGTCCTTATATATCTTCACAAGCTCGACACTTTCTATACGATTGTAAACTATCGAGCGTAATTTACAACTCAAATACTCCAATTGCAAGTTAATTACAAACTGCTCCAGACTGATTTTCCGTGATTTTTCCATGTCCTTATTTTTGACTTCAAATCTAACAAAAATTAGGATAAATGGCAAAAAATCAACACTATAAATGTCTTGTATAATAATTAATCGGTTCTGTCATATTGTCAAGCGCCCATAGGAGTTCTTCTTGTGTCGCATCCCCAGGGTCTTTCTTCTTGTCTTCCAGTTCGGCAATCTGTACATTGAAGTACCTTTGCAAGGTCATTGATACCGTCTTAATCATTTCCGGCTTGTCGGGGTCGTACATCAAAATCACGTTCCTTATGCCTGGTTTGTCCCTCAATAGCCTTATCTGGCTTAGCCCCATATTGTTACCAAACGTAAACACGCACTTTATATCCGGTGATTCATAAAGATGCAATTTCGTGTCAACCGATATATAGTCAAACATCCCTTCCACGATTATAACCGTGTCCGTCTCGTCCGTTATATTGTCATACCCTCCTATCACATGGGAGAATCCGTCTCGCGAATTTTCGTACCTCAATACAAGCTTTTCTTTACCCTCCTTAAACCTTTGAAGGTTTTCTTCGTGCCAATCCTTGCTTTTCTTTGAACGTGCCAGCCATGCGGCTAACTTACCGTTCATGGTAAACTGGAATATAAACTTATCGTGTAGCTTTCTTTCAAGAAAGAATTTTGTTTCTGCCGGGCGAAATTCTTCATAATATCTTTTCACAAATCCCCTCTTATCCAAATATTCATCCTTTTCTATATATTCCAGTTTTTTAGGAAGGGTGCATTCCTTGATTTCCTCTGTTGTTTCCTCTTCTTCATCATCTATTAGAGGTGTTAATTTCTGCATTTTTACGGTGTTTTCGTAATCCTGCTTTATAAGGTCCTTCCTTCCTATCTTCTCCAGGAACTTTTTTAAGGTGGTCTTCATGCCGCATTTGAAACAATGGAACGCACCGTTATTTCCAGCATCATTAAACTTTATTCCCCATTTCCCCTTTTTATTACAAAAAGGGCATTCCTTGTTCCGGTCTTGCATGAACCCCTTTGCCCCAAACACGGACAAATTCAGTTCGGATATTACTTCGTTTTTATCAACCCTAAACATCTTGTGTTAAATTTTTCTGATGAAATGAAAGTTGTCTTATACATAACCTTATCTTTATTTGTTTGACTTCTTTTTCTTGTCTCCCTTAAGAAGACACTACAAAGATAAGATTATGTTATGACATAAGCAAGTGAGTATGTCTAAATCATCTCTGTTTTAACATCATTTTGCTTTTCACCGTCTTCATCCTTTTTCTTTCTTGTCTTTTTATTAGGAGTAGAGGATGTGAAACCCTTGTCACCTCCGTAATATTCGGCTGTCAGCGCCTTGTCACAAAAACGCCCCCTGCCGTAATCCGTCACAATAGTAAACGTGTCTTTTACCGTATCGTAATCGCGTACCTTATCCATATAGATACGCATCTTATTTTGTTTCTTTTCTTCCCTTGTCCGGTTCCCGGTAAACACAAAGGAAAACGGCTTTACAAGTGTTCTATCCCCTTCCGTATAGCTTCTGTCTATCACTTTGTCCGAATTGTCCCATATTTCCAACGGCACATTTCCGGCTTGTGCTGCCGTAAATCCTACCATCTTAAACTCTACACATAAGTTTTTCAAAAGCTGTGCACATGTCTGTAATTTTTCCTTTTTGAATGTAGGGTTATTGTCTACAACTCTATTTGTCCCGGTTGCCACAAGGTCCAAAGAATCCAATATCAATACATGCGGATAATAACCGTTTTTCTTGTAATAAGATACAATCACATTACGGACATCCACCATTGTAGCCTGCCCGAATTTTTCAAACGAATATACATCTATGTCCTTAGAATAGGATTTTATGTTTTCAAACGCCTTGTCAAGCTTTTCTGCCAGCTTATCATCTATGACACCCTTTCGGATATTCCCGTATTTTTGTCCCGTCCAGAACTGGTCGTATCTTTCCAGGCACGCACGCGCACCACCCTCCAACTGTATATGCAAGACCGGGTGTCCATCAAAGGCTGCCTGCATCCCATGATATCTTAATGCAGTTGATTTACCCACACCCGACCTCATAATCCATAATACGGTATCTTCTATCGTGGCGCCACCTTCTGAAATATCATCTATCTTATCAAGTCCGAACATTACACGTGACGGAATTTCCCCGTCTTCCTCTTCCCGTCTTCCTCTCATTCTCTTGTCAAAATCGGCAAAAACCTTTTGGAAACCACCTGCTTCATGCCTTAATGATAGGGACAATATTCTTTGGCTCTCTTCCGCATTTACCCGTATAGCGTCTTCTTTCTTTCCTTCTTCGTACAAATCATGTACTTTTTTAGAAAGTAGCTGGAATTCCACGTCTTTAATATACGCTTCCAACTGGTCTATAATAATTTCCTTGTCTACTTTGGCGGCTGCCTGCACAGCGTCTATCGCTTCAATCACAAAATCACTATCAGCGTATTTTTGGGACACCACGCCCAAAGAAGGAACCTTATCTTTTTCCTTCAATACTTCTGTTGCCTCTTTTAATAAGAATTTGAAGCCGGGCCACTCTTTGGGTATTAACTGATAAGTCAGATTATTTACTACCATTCGAGTGATATTCAAATCCATATATACAAGTTTGAATAATTCTGCCATAAATCCGGCAGATAGTTTTTGCGCCATTTTCTTTAGATTTAAAAAATAGGGCTACAAACGTAACCCTTTAATATGAAGAAAACAAATTGCTATTGTTAATTCTGCTCAACCAAAATAGGTGAATTTTCATAGGTGATTTCGGGGTATAAACCTTTATCTATTTCTTCTCCTTTCTTTGGTTGATAATCTTTGCCTTGAATATAATGATTACCGTCAAAAGGATAAGCGCACATATGTTTATGCGGTATTTCTGTCGCTAACATTCCAGTCCAATAAGGATATTTAAACAGTCTACCGTCTTTATCTCTCGCTACATATACTTTCATGACGTTCTCTATTAAGCATTAATACCGATTGCGTTTCTTAAAAATTCTCCTGCATTCTCTACTGATACACCCAACTTTCTCTGTATCAAAGAAACCATATCATTGACTTGTTCCTGTGAATCCAAATTGCCTTTCACAAACTCCATCATAATGAACTTTTCTAAAAATCTTTCTTTCATAATCTTATCTTTTTTATTTGTTTGACTTTTCATCTCTTAATCTCACAATGCAAAGATAAGATTATATTATGACATACGCAATAGCTTATTCCCAATAAAATTGCATATTTAACATTTCTTGTGTTTCCTTCTGAATAGGCTTATATCTCGTTTCCGTAGCTAAATCCCTCTCTGCCACTTTGTTATACTCTTCCAAAGCCTTTTCCTTGTCTATACTCCTTTCCACCCATATGCCTATCATCTGGTCCGGCTGCATATCCCCGATAGACACCGGGTTTTCTTCTGTAGCCTCGTAAAACTGGACTGTATAGGGTCTACTGTATATATTAGGTGTACTCCCCATATATCGGCTTCCGTCTTCACTTTCCATCATTCCCACGGCACCCACCTTGAACGAACACACATTTGTTTCCGGGTTCTCGAACCATATCTTTACACCCTTTGCCACCTCCTGGCTGTCATTGTGCAGCACTATAGCCCTGTATTCGTTTCTTGCATTTCTTATAGTGTTGACGCTCAATTCGTCAAACAAATTACCGAACATGTCATTAGGTATTGTCGTGGAAGACGCAAATCCCCCTATCGAGTAGGAAACATTCTGCTGTTCTGCCATATATCCGGAACTTACTGTATATAATAATTTCATTTTCTCCTCCTTTCTTATTCTTTCGGTTTCGGCATGCCTGCCAAAGACCAATATTCCGTTTTTGCCGTATTGTCAATCGTGACCGTACCACCGTTGTTTCTCACTCTTGCTATGTAAAACTCGTTTACCGACTTGGTAGGCGGCTGTTCCAAGGTCACTTCCTGTGTCAGCCCCAACGTAAACCAATCATAGGTGTAAAGCCCTTCCATTTGTGCGTCCGTGAATACCTTTCCAAGAGGTACCGTTCCCAGTATCACGACTTGCAAATTTGTTTCCGCAACAAAATCGGATTCGGACGTTAATACAATATTCTTGTTATCTATTATATTGACTATCTCATATACACCATTATTTAGGGGCTGTGAACCGTCGTCCTTCAAAAACTTTATCGCTACCGGGGTTTTCCCTGCCTGTCCTCTCACCTTACCGGAAAAATCCACGGTTCCGGTCACTACACCCTTCTGGTTGATACTCACATATCCGTTTTCGTAATTCTTTGTCGAATACCCGATTTTTAGCCAGTAATACACGCTGTCTGCCGGGATGGCAAAGTTATCGTATATGTTGACAATGTTTATTACTTGCCCCAATGAGTTTACCGCCATACCCGGCAATATCCTTACCGTTCCTCCCTGTGTTCCCTGCTGCACCTCGAACGCCTTGTTGTCTATAAAGGTGTCCACAGTCTCAAAGTCGGACTTGAATTTTGTAGGGTTGTTTGTCACTATGCCGAATGTATAACTTCCGGCAATAAGAATCTTTCCAAGCAAAGAGTTCTGTAGGAAAGACTGCATATTCATCACTTCTTCTTTTTCTAAAAAAGTGTTTCTGTTAACATTTATCTGCGCCATATATTTATAAATTTTTATTTACAAAATTAGAACCATTCTGGATAATTTCTGTTGAAATCTGCGTAATTATACATCCTTGTACATCCTCTGAAACATCCGCTTTTAGGGAGACTGTCAACATCCGGAAAACCGAATTGATACGGTTGGAATAGTTTTTCAAAATAGAAGAACAAAGGCATATAAGCTGCTGGTATTTTTACTCCGGCCACTATACATTCCCATCTCGGTTGAGACGTCATATTTGAGCAACCACTGAATGCGTCTGTGCAACTATTCATATGTTTTAGTACCCCCGATTCTATATAACTATTATCTGTTCTGGTAGGTCCAGGTTTATTTACAGTCACATCACCGAAAGCATATTCGGTTGTCGACAAATTAGAACAATTCTCAAACATACTATTAATATTTACCGTCACCGAATGTTCGGGCGGTGTGATAGGATTGCCCTGCGAACCTGCCGTCCTCAGATTCCTGCAACCACTGAAGCAATATGTGTAAGAACTACATTGCGAAGAATCAGAAAACAAGGATGATGTTATAGTAGTCAAACCACTATTCCGAAACATACCGGACGCATTTCTAATATCGGGGATTGTCACACCACTTACATTCAGCAAGCTTGTACAGCCGTAAAACATTTCGTTACATTGTGTACCTCCATTCGTCGTGTAATTGAATGCACCAGAGCTTATGCTTGACAGATTGGTACATTTATAAAACGCCTGTCCCAAAAACAATTCACCCACGGTCCCGGAAAACATGTTGCTCGGTAATGACGATACGCCCGAAGCATTACAAAAACCGTATGCGTTTATTGTCTCTCCCGAAACATATCTGAACGTTATTCTGCATGGTGATTGCAAATTAGAACAATCGGAAAACATATATATACATGTTTTTATATTCGTCGCTCCAATATCATTACTTATACTTGACATACTGCTACATCCGGCAAACATATAATTCAAAGACGTTCCATTACTTGACGTCCTTAACTGTCCGCTTACGGAAGAAATATTTTTACATCCATAAAAACAACTGGAGTAATCATTTATCAAGTTCCCTGCAAGCACACTCGACAAGTTCACTGAACCACTCAGCCCACTATCTCTATATGTGCTAACAAATGTACCGCTTGTTATAAAATCAAACAATCCTGCTGGAACGCTTCTCAAACTGCTGCATCCATAAAAGAACGAATCTGCCGAACCGCTCATAAGGCTTGTGGTCCAACTTACAACCGATTCAAGACTACTGCAATCCTGGAAAGCTCCCTTTCCCCATGACGTTCTCACATCCTCAGTAAACCACTTGATTACTTTTGTCAAACAATTCTGAAAACTTGAAAATCCGTCTGCACTCCACGATAAATTGGCCGACATTCCGTTAAAGTCAAACAATATTATCTTTGTTCCTCCGGAACTATAGGTGTGCGAACTTGTTCCTAATGTCTGGTCTCCATCTCCCCATTTCACACGCAAATTGTTAAGTCCAGTAGAGGAAGTGTTAAGTACGGGCAGCACTATGTTCGTACCGTTTGACACCCTTACTTCCAGTACCGCACCGTCTTCCATTATTATGTCAATCGTCTTGCTGAACTCTTCCGGTCCTACTGTGTAACTTCCGCTCTCCGTAAAGTAATTCTGACTTGTTGCCACCCATGCATAAGTATCGTTACACGGAACCATCCATGATACGGTACCGTTCGAGCTTGTCACACCCGAACTTATATTGTCTTCCACTGTCACACCCGAAATAGGAGAACCGCTCTTTGTACGTACGTTATATGTAACCTGGCATTTGTTGCGCGTCATTACGACGTTAACATATTCGTCGCTATTGCTTATGCTTACAGAACCGTTCTGGCTCTGATATCCGGCTTTTGACGCCTGCCAGCTTAATGTCTGGGGCGGCACGTATGTTCCGAATACCGCACGCCCGGCTCCATCCGTGTTCTTTACCGTACCTCCGCATACAATACGCACTCCTCTTATGGATATCCCTTTCTCGTCCACCACGTCGAAAATAACTTTATAGGTATTTACACCAAGAACTATCGTTGCGTTTGTATCATATTCCCCTACCGATACAAACGTACTGTTCTCGTTATATTGGGGAAGCTTGCTTGCCGTGGCCGTACCGGAACTTCCTGCCTCCACATTGAAGGTCGTATATCCTTGTCCATCGGAATATTGCGTCATTCCGTTAAACGTCACCTGTGCCCCACTTATGCCTATATTGCTGCCATTGACAACCTGTATTCTCACATTCACCCTCTTTACGGTAAAATTGATAGGAACACGGGTGTCCGAATTGTACACGGTAAACGAATTCACCACGTCATAACAATAAGGATATTTTGCCACATAATCGTATGTACCCGAAAACAATTGCGTAGATACCAACCCTAATTCGTTCGTTGTCAACTTTTCGCTTTGTCCTACAATCTCGATTGTCGCCCCAGAAGCCTGCGCACTTCCTATAGTCGCCTGGAACGTCACGTTAAACGGCACGGACGCCTTTTCTGCCATCTTTATAGTATAGGCATTGTCTCCTGCCGTTATGTTCACATTCCCCTTTGCCGGGTTATAGTCCTGGTGAGACGCACTCCACTCCCATACACCAAGTTCAAGCGTCCAGCTTGCCGCGATACCGTTATTATTGGAATATCTCGTTTCCCCGTTTATCGTCACTACCGCATTACTAATAGGATTGTTCGTTTCCACATCCAATACCGTTACCGTCAGTTTTCCGGTCTGCTTAACAAGGTCTACCGTTATGGCTAAAGGCTGGTTTATCAATACTGCCGTTCCTGTTCTCGGCTCATACCCCGTTTTTGTCACATTCCACGGATAACTGCCCGGCACACGGTTAAAGACTGCGTTTCCGCTCGCGTCCGTATTGACCGTTTGTTCATCCTCCCCTACACCAAGCACTACGGGCTGGTTCTTAACGGGTTGTCCGCTCATTCTCACGGTAAATATGATGTCGTAGGTAACGAGCTTCAATTGCACGTCCACTCTCTTGTTCTCTCCGTTCACCGTCACAACACCTTGTTTCGTATAATATCCTTCCTTCTGTACGGTCCAGTTATAACCGCCCGATATACGGACAAATTGCGCCTGCCCTCCACTCGTACTTATTGATTCCGTACCTACAGTAACCAAAGCATCGTCAAGCGGTGTATTGTTATCGTCCGTAACATAAAAATCAATCAGATAGCCTATCTGCACCAAGTCAACTTCTACCGTCACGTCCTTATCCACGACTTCCACCGTTCCTTCCTGCCCGTTAAATTCCGTCTTTGACACCTTCCAAGCATAGGAACCTGCCACCTCTACAAATGTCACAACCCCGTTTCTTTCCGTCTGTAGGGTTGTGCCGTTGAAAGTAACATCCGCTTTCGCTACGGGCAACCCGTTGCTTCTCACGACAAAGTTTATGTTATATTTCGGTATGGGGTTGAACTGTATGTCTATAACCGCGTTTCCGTATATGGTAAAATCCTTTTCCACGGTTATATATCCTTCTTTCACGACCTTATAATGATACGTTCCTGCCGGATATATAAACCCGGTTGCAAGTCCCTGCGCATTCGAGCTTCCAGTCTGGTTAGGAATATCTTCACCCGTCACTAATACAGATGCACCCGATACTGGCTCCACACCGTCCCTTATACGGAAAGTCACGTTATAGTAAGGTATCTTTTCCATCTCGATTTCTATGTTGGTAGAATCCACTATTTCGGCATTTCTTCTCACCGTATAATAGTCCTCATATTCTGCCACATATTCGTATATACCGGGGAACACCTCGAATGTCGCTATACCGTTGCTTCCGGTATATTGAACCTTTCCTGCAAAGGACACTTTCACATTCTGCATCCAGTCTTTTGTCTCCTTGTCGCGCACAAAGAACGTAACCACCCGTTCATAGGCGGCACCCATTAACTGTACATATTCTACAGCATCCTTGTCCACTAATAAAGAGTTTTCCACGTTTTCAAAGTTTTCGGCTTCCACCTCATAATACCATTGTCCGCGCGGTAACGTTATCTTTGCTTCACCGTTCACGTCCGTTACAAGCTCTTCCCCGTTTACCGTTATCTTCGCATTGGGTATATACTTGTTTCGGTTTGAAAACACCTTGAACAATATCTGATATTCTTCCTCTCCTACATAAGGACGTATCAATTCACTACCGAATATGTTCTTATATCCAACAAGGTAATTTTTTAGGAATGTCTCTACAGTAAATTGTCTCTGATATGCGTTGTTTTTATAGTAAGCAGCTATAATGTCACGTTCACCCAAATATCCTTGTGAAAACGGCAGATATAAGGGTTTCACATGAAAATCGTATATATATACATACGGGTGATTTCCGACCGTTCTTTCCTGGATAAATATAGGTGCGATATACTTCATTCCCGGCATTATCGACAAAGCACGCCCAGACGGGAAATTAAGTGCAGGCGCTTTCAAAAACTTCTCGTTCGTTGACAGCAGTATTCCTTTTATGTAGTAATACATGCCGTCATTCTTTATGTCCAAATATTCGTTTTCATGGAACCAAAGGGAACTTCCGGTTATCTGTCCGTTTTCCAATATTCCCATAGACAACGGCTCTCCGTCTACCGTCTCGTACCCAGCTACTCCAAACTTTAGGTTTTCATTGTCCGTAGCCGACACTTTTACTTGCAATGATATTTCGTAGGATAGATTCGGGTCTATGATTATAAGCTTGTCCAAATCCACCCTTCCGTCTATGCCCACGGCTTGATTACCAAAAAATGTCATAGCATTGAATATCTCGTCATCATCCCCGTTTTCGTCCTGCGTTATGCTTATACTTTCCGGTATCAATAGAGGATAATTATTCAAATCCTCTACTCCTTTTGTATATTCATACGCTTTTGATACATTCATTACCGTATTCGTCCGGTCACATGTAGGCGAACTGTGACCCATCGCCCACCCCGTAGCTTCCGGTCTCAACAAGGCAAATATAAACTCGTCCAAAGAATTGTATCTTATCAATCGCAACAATTCACCCAATATCTCGCCTTCCTTGCTTATGATGTCAAGTCTTCCACGCTTTGAATATTCTTCCAGGTAATTATAGAATAGGTATTTCATCTGTTCCTGGCTGTCCACCATATTAGTAACAAGACCTCTGTTCTGAATAAACATCTCGAACAAAATCTGATTCGTGTCTATCTTTTTGTATTGTCTTGCATACAGAACTATCAAAGCGAATATATGAGTTATGGTTCCCCAAAAGGCACGGAAATCCTCGTTCTCTTTCTTCTTTAGGAATGTGGGCAAAATCCCCCTTCCTTCCAGTTTTTCAAGTACGTTTTCTGCCCACCGTATTACTTCCTTGTCGTTTTCTTCAAAAAAACGACTGAAAGGCAAGTTATCATATATAGGTGTGGACTGGGGTAAAAATAATCCCCCACACGGGTTTTCTTTCTTTATTCTTTTTTCCATGTTGAAAAACAATTAATTGCACGGTAAAAATACGATTAATTTTGGATATTACGAAAACAAACACGACGAAAAATACTGTAGAACCGTTCCACTACCTCAATCTCTCTCATCAAAGACCAGTCCATAACAATAGAGGCTCTAAAGGTAGGGGTGTGGGTGACGAACAGAAGAGTAGAACAATATTCTTCGTATATAAATGATTATTACAAACCATATAAAGGGGCTTATACGGGTGTCATAAATTTAAAGAGTGATGAAAATAAATTATATGCTATCAGCAACTCTTTTGGCATTGTATATCCGGTATATTATGGAATAAATATGGATATATTTGGGAAGACTGTTTATTTATATAATTTTGTAGGGAGCAGTTCCCCTTACGGTGCTGCTGAATTATATAAAACAGATACTACCAATCATCTTCCAAGTGATTATCCGGTTTCTTTAGGAAGAGTACAAGTAGGTATATCAATATCTTCCCCTACATATTATATTAATAATGAAAGTAGTTCAACTGCATTTATATTTTATATTATTGGGAATAGCATATATTGGATGATAAATACTATTTTTAGAATAGGTGATAAATGGAGTAAAAATACATCGGGTCATTATGTCACCAGTAATGCAATAAGCGACCATTATAAATATTTTAATAATTATTCTATAAGAAAATATGCTTCTGTTATTAAAACTGCTTCATCAACCCGTATACGTTTTTTCATTATTGGGAATGAAGGTAATTCTGATTTTTACATAATAATAATGGAAGGAACGAATACAACAGAATACAGAATTAGTTACTTGAATGTTAAGGGTTATCCTTATTCAAATGAAGGTAGAGTAGAACACATGGGATGGTTAGTATTAAGAAGTAATGATAAAAAAGTAATTATCTTGGTAAAGTCACAAGATAGGTCATATGGAGATACTCATGCTAAATTTTATTACGGATTGTGGACGGGAAATGTAAAAAATAATGGAGGAAGTTTAGTATTAACGAGTGAATGGGAATGTTTTTATAACATCCCTTCTGCAATTACTTCTGTAATAGGTGGTGATTATTGGGTATCTCCGGATTTGAAATGGTTATTCTATATATCATTAAGCGGAGCTAATTATCAAGGGTTTTCCAAAGGGTTGCATACTATAAAAGGGTCGTCAGCTCTTTTTGGAGAAAATGGTTGGACCGGAGTTTCTTACGAAATGGAAGGAGGAGGTACAGATATTTTGAATGCTTGTCAGAATTATTATATATTAGATGTTCAATTCAATAGCAAATCTAATAAAATAATGATTTTTGGAAATTCTTCTAAAGGTGCGTTTACAAACGATTCTGATTATAGTTATACAGAAGGTATTCAGCCAGATATAATACTTTATTTTATTTGGGTGGAAAATCAGAAAAAATTTGTCAGATTAAATAGTTCTTTCGTAGGAGGAGATGTACTTTGGAATGATTATAGCAACTCTACATCTGGAGGTAAAGGTAATATTTACAAACCTTTAATCAATTTTGTAAATGGAGAAATTAACTTCATGTATCCTGGAGGAAATGACCCGTTTAACGCATATAGATATCATTTGAGTTTCGGAGAATAAATAAATTAGGTAACTATATACTATTTACATCAAGAATGTTTAGGTATATAGTTACCAATTTATCTATCATTCCCCCCAAGTTAAATTATAACTGTAGGAAGTATAAGGAGGTTGTCCTCCTGGATAAACGAAATTAATTATTTCATTATTTATGAAATTAAAGGAAGGTTTGTAAGTATTACCAGAACTTGAAGCGGAAGCTGCATATTTGTCCCATAATGAACTCAATCCTACGTTAGTATGTGACAGTTGTTTCCATTGCTTTTTTGATTTATTTAATATAAAGCACATTATAATATCGGGTTGAATTCCTTCGATATAAGTTGTATCTGTTAAAGTACCATCACCGAAATATCCTTTAGAAGAATTCCCAAGAACCATCATTTTATCAGAATTAGAATTGAATTTGACTTTCAATATGTAATATTCTTTTGTGGCTTGATATACGGAATCTGTATCGTCAGCAATTACATATGATTTATTCGTGAATCCAGTTTCTGTAAATAATACAGAAGTGTCTGTAGTACGTATATAATACAATCCTTTTGTATAAACTGAAGTAGAAGAAGTAGAAATAAAGAACCACCATTTTGAATCGGGTGAAATCCAGCAATCTCCTCCGACAATTCCTGTAATTACAGATGGAATATTATAATAGCAAGCCCAATTAGATGCATCCATTATTTCTATACCCGTTGTATTTCCCATAGTTACAACATAAATCAAATAATCGAATTTATTTGTCACTTGTTCATTAAATAATCTTCCCAACAATATTGCTTTTTTATTAATTTCTCCTATTTTAATAAAACCAATATGATTCCAACTTATTGAATCTGGGTATGGATAATTAGTAAGCTCTCTATAATCAATTCGCTCATTTGATGATGTAGTACCTCCCGTTTTAACTTGAACTCTTCCTACTATGAAATAATAATTATTATAACCATATACACTGTAGTAATACCAGTTATTTTTGGCAGTAGAAATAACTGTTATTGTAGCAATTGCTTTTAATATAGAATAATTATTGAGCAACTTTAATAAATTATTTGACGAAAGTCCTAAAACATAAGCATTATTACTTCTTTTATAAGTGATTACTGCGTTAGGTGCAGTCGTAAACATATCCACTGTACCTATATAAAGAGAATACTGGAATATACATGCATAATTAATTATATATAATTTACCGTTATCATCATTATATATAGATGCTTCACCATTTAAAATAGGGATAGACGGTGATAAATCATTTATATACACCTTATTCTCCCAAAGAATATAATTTTCTTGGGTAATTTTTATTAAGGAAGTTTCTCGAAGACTTGACGACTGTGTATTTGCACAAGAAAATCCAAAATAAACACCCGATGGTGATTTAAATGCTATTGCAAACGAATTACTGATAGCCAAAACATCATGCGATACATTTCGCATCAATAAGGTTGTGTAATATCCAGATGGTAGATTTTGACTGAAATATGGATTCATTTTTGCTGATTCTACATCACTCACCCACACCCCTACCTTTAGAGCCTCTATTGTTATGGACTGGTCTTTGATGAGAGAGATTGAGGTGGTGGAACGGTTCGGATAATTCCATGTTCCTGTTCCGCTCGCTCCCCATGTTGTCGTACCTCCTGCTTCCCACCAATAGTTACCCGGCTTTATTGTGAGTACCACCTGTCCACTCGAATTTGTAGTGCCGCTATATGCTGTGCTGGTATTGTTACTTGACAGCTTCACTATTACACCACTTCCTACGCTTGTTCCTGTACTCGCGTCCTTTACGGTTATCGTTATCGTCACCTCACTTGGTACCAGCTTGATTGTAAAATTAGAGGTGTTCGTGTTCGTCGTGTTCAGTGTCACGTATCTTGTCGCACTTACCACGTATCTCATTGTTGTTCCAGATACATATATAGTTGCTTGTCCAGAACTGTTCGTCGTTACAGTCTGCGTAGCATAATTATTAGAATCTGAACTATCTCCATTAATACCATATACTTTCATCGTTGCACCGCTTACAGCAGCATTTGTGTAGCTATTCTGCACTGTCACTGTTATACTCTTTATTGCAGTAGAATAAAACGCTGTAGAGTCATTGTTATGTCCTATATTACTGAAATTATAATTAGGGGTGATGTTGTATGTCGTTTCGGTCGTTGTTGTACCAGTCACAAAATAACCCAACCTGTTTGCGGCTATGGTTGTCGTTATACCTGCAATGAATGTATACGTTGCATCCCTATATGTATTCCCATCTAAAGCAAGTGCCAATACATCTGTCTTTCCTGCTGTCGTAAATGCGGGCGTCACTAATGTGTTCACTCTCCACCATCCTAATACTGGCGTTGAAAGTGGTACCTTTAACCGGAAAGAAGTTTTTACACTCTTCATCAATCTCGTTGCATTTCTTGTATTCGCTGATAGAGGCATTGTTATTGTTCCCGTACTTGATACCCAATAGCTCGTACCACCACCCCATGTTATGTTATAATTCCCAGCTATCATTGGTCCGAACGTCACCTGTCCGCTACTGTTTGTCGTTCCTGTAAAATTGATTGACGATAATTGCGAATTCGTCATTGTGACCGGACATCCGTTCGCATTTCCTTTTACTGCTCCTTGATAGTAGTCCTTTATGGTGAATGTTATAGAAGAACTTGTCTCACTCATTTTCAGATTAAGAGGACTTGCTTGTGTAGATGATAACGTACCGGATAACGCATTATAGTTCGTTTTGGAGAATAAGTAGCTTCTACTTATACCACTTCTGTAAATGGTGAAGTTACCGCTACTGTCCGTTGTTCCGGTCTGATAGAAACATTCCGCAGCCACACCACTTATATTTGTCCCATAATTAGAACTCTTTATGTTAAATGTAAGACGTGCCGTCACATTCAATGTCATAGTCCAGGATTGATTTTCAGATACCCACGTCCATTCCTGGCTTGCATTGCTGTAATAACTTGCGTTGTTTTTCGGTGTGTAGGTGTAATTTATACCTGCATATACCGTATTTGTTTTCTTTCCGCTTGCATCCAACGTTATTTCTCCTGCCGGGGCATTAGAACTAGTAGGTACGCTTCTAACCATCACCGCACCCCTTAAAGCATAGGTAGTGGTGATGTTTGGAATTTTCTCTACAACCGTCAGTGTCACCGTCCTTGTCGTTCTGTTCATCGTCACTGTATAGGGTGATGTCTGTGTGGCAGTCACTGTTCCTACATAATTGTTAAAATACTGTGCCGTAGCGGTCATTTGTCTATCAAGTCCACTTCTATAGAAGCTTCCACCAGACGGAAGGGTTTGCCCGAAGTAGGTAATCGTTCCAGAAAGCGCATTACTTGTATTGTAGATGTTCGCTACTGTATTAATCACTATCTTTTGGTTGCAAATCAATTGTATTGTCCGCACTTGTCCTGCTGCCGTATAAGTCAGTGCAGTATTTGGATTACTGTAATAATTAGGTCTTGTTACTGGTGTGAATGTTACTGGTGTACCTAAATAACATACAAACGATACATTGCCGTTCGTATCTAACGTTAATGGACTTGTAGATGCTGCCGGACTGAAATTCATCTTCATGGATGAATAAAGAGCTACAGTCCATCCAAACGTATTAGACGTAAATGCTTTTCTTGTTATTGTAAGAGCTTCATTACCAGAATTATTATATCTACCTATACCGTTACTTCCATTACTAAATAAGAAATCTTTATTTGCAGAAACCATTTTGTCTACAGTACATATTTGGGTTATTTCTGCATACGATTTATTCTGCGAATTACTTCCACTGATATCAAATACTGATGCTGTATCTATCTGCCATGTAACGGGATTACTTCCTCCGTCCAGATTAAAGAAATTGGTTGTTGAAAAATCACCGGAAGAACCACATCTTATATAGTGGGCATACCAAGTCCATACACTTGTTCCTTTATTGTCTGTAAGCCATTTTCTTGTTGCACTACCACCTGTTCCGGTTGCATTGCTCTGAAACACCAGACTATATCCAGTAGGAATTTTTGCATGGAAAAACACTACAAATTCCTTATTAGCTGCTGTTGGTGTACTGAATGTAAAACCTCCTAATCCCGGACTTGTTGCTCCGGTAGAAGTCTTTATTTCCAAAACATACTGTGATTTGAATAACACTTCTTCGCTCACTCCAAGGCTTACTGTCGCGGTTGAACGCGTCATTACCGCGTTGAACGGAGACGCGGTGTCTGACGTTATACTGCCTCTATAATTACCGTGATATGTCGCTGTAATATCTACATTTCTTGTTACAGAACTCCTATACAGTGATACATTTCCGCTACTGTCAGTTGTTCCTGTCTGATGGAAATATGATACGGTAGCACCACTCAAATTTGTTCCGCTTGGCACGTTTGATTTGACGTTTATAGTTATCTTTGCCGTTACCGTCAAATCCATAGTCCATGACTGATTGGCGGCTGTATAGGTGTGTTTCTGTGTCGGGTTGCTGTAGAAGTTTGGATGTCCCACTACCGTAAACGACATTTCTGTACCTATATATCCATTGAATGTCACTGCACCGTTCGCATCTGTTATAAGTGTTCCGGTTGCACTTCCTACTGTATATTTTATCTGTAAGTTCTGATAATAAGTTGTTTGTGCTGGCGTTACTTCTCTTACTACAAGTGTAACCGGATTGGCAGCACGTGTCATTACCACATTTAACGGATTCGGGGAATTGTAAGTTATCTGCCCTGTATAAGATTCAAGATTTGACGCACTTACTGATATATCTCTTGTAGTACCGCTCCAATAAAATACCGCGTTGCCGCTTGTATCGGTCGTTTTTGTCTGCCCAAAATATGTTACCGTTGCATCTGACACATTCGTACCTGGAACATCATCCTTTACATTCACGGTTATCTGTTTCGCACAAGTAAGATTCATGTCCCATGCTTCACCATTCTCCGTATAGGTATGTGTCTGTTCATAATTCGTATAAAAAGGTCTTCTATCTTCGGCTGTTATAATAAATGTAATAGGAATACCTAAATATGCCTCGAAAGTTGTACTATTGGTATATATTTCCCCATTCCCTGCTGCTGACGTATAAGTCAACGTATAATTAACACTTAATTTGCTTCCACCTGGTATTACTTCATACCGATTTATTGTCACTACATGCTTGTTTCTCAACATCGTGACATTGAGCGGTGAAGCCGTGGTAGGTGCAATGGTTCCATTTACTGTACTATAATCGTTCTTATCCAAAGAATAGTCCTTTGTCAGTGCTGACCGGAACAATGAAGCGTTACCACTTGCATCCGTTGTCACTACCTGTTCATTGTAAGCTACCGTTACTCCCTGGATATTGTTTTTCACATATACATCCTTTACATTGACCGTTATTTTTGCCGTTACATTCAAGTCGAACGGCCATATCACACCGTCTTCGGTCCATGTATAGGATTGTGTCGGGTTGCTATAAAAAGCCGGGTATGAATCAGTCGTAAACGTGTATTCCAGTCCCTTTATCAATAACTGATTAGTATAACCGTTCTCATCCAAAGTCAGCTTTATCGTTCCTGCCTTGGATGTCATTGTAATAGTCTGATTTGACAAATATGCTCTTCCGGCTGTTCCATACACCTCCGAAACTTGAATACCTGCGTTAATCAATTCATATTGTACTTCTACATCCAACACTGTACCGCTTTCACTTTGGGGATGTGAAAATGTATCGGATGAAACTTCACCTGCAAGAACCTCATAGGTGTATTCTCCTACCGGAACATTCGGCATCACTATCGTTCCTTCCGCGTTCGTCTCGCCCTCAAACACAATATCCGGCAATACGTTGTTTGTCACACGTACCAAAATTCCGTCCGGTGGCAAAACTCCTTGTGTTGACACATGGAAAGTGACCGGGTACTCCTTCGCCTCCAATTCAATATCCATTCTTGTTTCTGTTCCGGTAGGCTTGAAATTCCCAGTCTTGGTATTGTAATGTTGCTTGCTTACACTGTAAGACATATTTACCGGAGATATGTACATTTGCACTATCCCGTCCGTATTGGTCGTTCCTGTCTGGTTCACAGACATTCCGTTGAACGTCACTGACGCGCCACTTAACTCACCATACAGATTGGATGTGATATATACCGGAATTCTCTTTGAACATGTATATACAAGGTCTTTTGTGTTTGCATCTTTATAATTGACTGTAGCTATTGCACCGTTTCCGGAATAGAATCCTATTGGTTGCACCTGGAAACGTTCTGCAATTCCTGCATACACTGTTTTTGTAAATTGTCCGCTTACATTCGTCGTTACATTCGCACCGGAAGATGTACCGTTGTCATTGTAATAGCATGCAAGCACGAGACCTGTTTTTACCGGATTGGATACTGTAGTCGAAATAGAGGGTATTATTTCTTTTACCGTGAATGTGACTGATTTCGTTCTTCTTGTTAATACTGCTGAATGCGTCTTGTCCGTAGGCAGATAGATGTTTTCTGTCTTGCTGTTGAAATTACTGTTTCCACCTCCATAGGTTATCGTATAATTTCCAGGCGGTATATTGAAATTTCCATTTCCTTGCGATATCAATTGTCCGCTTTCATTCGTTGTTCCAGAAAAACTATATACTTGTGAAGATGTTCCACCCCATGCACTCGTAACCGTTACCGGACAACTTTCTGCCGCCTTGGAATAGGGGTTACTTGCTGTCAATGTCAGACTGAATGTCATTGCAGCATAACCCATGATTATATCCATATAATCAGCCGACAACGGGGGTGTGAATGTTCCGGTCTTTTTCGTATGGTCTGTTACTGTACACTCATAGCTCATTGCAATAGGTGAAATGTACACTCTTGCCGAACCATCACTTCCGGACGTAACGGTTTGAGGCAGTGACATTCCGGACACCTTTATAGTCGCATTTTCAAGCAGTCTTAGGGTATTCTGCTGTTTTACTCTCAATTCAAGCCTTTTTGAAGCCGTTATTTCCATCAGTGTAGGTACACTCGCACCGAAGCCCCAGTTCTTGATTAGCAGACCTTCATTCTCATAGAAACCTTTCTCCTTTATTGTCAACTGATAATCAATACCCGGCATTACTTCCGGAAATATCTTTCCTGCCGCGTTCGTCGTATATTCCCGTACATTATCATTGTACATATTTTTTACCGAAACGACAATTCCGTCCTTAACCGGATTGAAGTTCAGAGCAGCTTTCTGTTCAGCAGTTATCTTTACAGTCACCTGGCTTACCGGGGTCGTTATCGTCACGTCCACATAAAAAGTTCTTGGCTCTGCATCACGTGTCACATTCGGCTGCACTGTCAACATCGTACCTTCCAAAGAAGCTATTTCGTCATTCGATATATTGAATTTCAATTCAGCACCTCCACTTGTAAAATCGTATGGCTCATCCTCACCACCAATTTCTGCACGTCTGAAAGTCTTTACATGTTCCATCAAATCAAACGTCACTCCTTTGTTAGGAACAACGAAGTTTTCCGGTGTATGAACTATGTAATAATAACTATCATTGGATAACGTCTCGGCTGTATTTTCACCACTGAATCTTACTGTAGTAGCATCACCGGACACACCGGGAATATTCTCTATTACGTCAACTTCCGGTTCGATTTCCCTTCTTGTCATAGTGAAAGGAAGGTCTATATCCTTCAGTTTTTCGAGTGTTATCGCCTGGTTTTCTACTGCGTCATAATATCTGTGTGTCGCGTTCCAAGTATATTCGCCTGCCTCCGCTCCAAGCTGCAACACGCCTATGTCATTCGTATAGCCGGAATCCACCTTAATTCCGGTCCCCTTGTTTATCAATTCGATATATACACCGGAAATAGGAGCCTTCGTTATCGCGTCCGTTGCGGTATATGTTATTACCGTGTCTCTCAATTCCAGGTAAATTGTTTCCGGTACATCCTGGTCCTTGATAGTCACCGTTCCGGTGTATCTCTTATAGTTTCTGTGCGTTACCGTATATTCATAATCACCGTTTCCAAGTGTCACACTTGCAACACCGTTAACGTTCGTTACACGCGTCTCTCCGTTTATTTGCAATTCCGCACCCTGGATATAATTACCGTTCTCAATGTCCCGTACAGTCAAGCGGAATGTATAAAAAGCCTGCTCCAGTTCCACAATCTTAGATACTTCCGAACCTTCCACCACTACAAAATCATTGACGGACATATAGCCGGACTTGAAAGCCGTATATTCATAGGTCCCGTTCGGCAAGCTTATAATCGCTATACCTTCCTTGTCTGTTAGATAGGTAGAACCATTTATCTTTATCGTTGCTCCTTCCAAAACCATATGGGTAGCAGAATCCAGCACTGTAAACTTTATCGCATACGGAATTGCCGTCATTTCGACGAGAATACAATTAGGGTCTTCTCCGACAATCTCAATTTCTTTTACAAGGTCTTGATAATCTTCTTTTGCGACCCTCATTTCATATTTCCCGGTTTGCAGCCCCATGCTTGCCTGCCCTTCGTTATCCGTCTTTTCCTTTATGTCATTTATTGTGATGTTTGCTTCCGGAATATAAATACTTCTGTTTCTGTCAATTACAGCAAAATTTACATTCATTTTTGTAAGGAACATTCTTTGAAATATATCTACTGGCTGATTTTCAACCGTAAATACACTTTCTATGGTCTGGAAACCCGATTTTTCAAGCTTGTATTCATAGGTTCCCGGCTCCAGGTTAATGACCGCCTGTCCCTTATCGTCCGTTTCAGACGTGTACACGCTTGTCGTCACCTTGACACCCTGCAAAGGCGCTTCTCCTTCATATACAGTAAACGTAACCGAATAGGGTGTTGCAATGAAATCATTTATGTTTATATAAATAGGGTTGTTCAGAACGACAAACTCCCCTGTCTTTTGCGTCCAGTTCGTTTTTGATAATATGTACGAGTATTCCCCATTTTCCAAAAGAATGTTGGCCGTACCGTTACTGTCCGTAATGATTACCTTGTTTCCTATTGTTATGTATGCACCCGGTACGGCTACATTCTTGGTATTGGTTACGGTAAACGAACACAAGTATTTCTGTGACGCTATAACCGATTGAGAGCCTTTATATATATCGCTTTCTCCTGCCGGATAGAAAATATTAGACAAGCTGCTACCCGAATCATACAGAATGTTTCCTTCCAGGTCTCGCATTCTAAATCCCTTGATACGAGGCAACATATTCAAAGGCACTTCTTCGTCAAAATAGGGGAAGAAGTATTCGTCCGGTACATACTTCACGCCTTCTGCGGTCTTCACCACTTCCAGCAAATCATCCCATTCTACCTTTTTGCCTGCTTCCCAGAAACGGAAATCCAGATATTTCGTCATTGCAATCTGGATATTTTTTCTTACATCCGCAATCACTGCATTAGGTGACAATTCCACACGGAAATCTACCCCCTCTTCACCACCTACATACATCCATTTTGCGTTTTCAATCACAATTCCAAGCGTATTCCCCTGCAAATCAAGTTCGGTCAATCCGAAATAGGGTGTAGCTTTTGTAAGCAATTCTTCCAATTCATCGTCCGTAAAGAAAGACCCGTTTTGGGTTACAAGGTAGATGTGCGTCTTTCCGTCCTCACCCAGCCCGACATTCATAACCTTTAAAATGCGCGGGTCCAAATCCTGGAATATTTGCGTCCAGCCTTCCATAGTGTCGGTGGAAAGCTTGTTGTTGTAATTTATTATTCTGTTTCTGAATGTTTCATCGTCCTCATAATCACGTCCACCAATAGCTGCATATTCATTCGTGCACTCTATATGTGTCAACGGTCTTGGTGATACTTCGGTAATACTGTTCGCCTCCACATTGGTAGCAGACCCGGTGATAACGCTTCTTACACTGATATATCCATATCCCGACTTATCAACCGTAAAAGGCTGGTCTACAGTAAATTGCACTCCATTCTTTGAAATAAACTTTGTCCCTACCTCATAATGCGTGCCAGGCTCGGCAAAAACACGTACATAAGTAGAGGAACCAAGCGCTTCTTTTCTCGGACTTACACCGAACAACGCGGCTGATTTGTCCAGATATTCGCCTGTTGCCGACTTTGGGAAAATCTGCACCTCCACTATGGCAATATCCTTTATCGCTTTTTGCGCCACCTTTGCAGTACCATAAGCGACGCCATTAAGTACAGAACCGTCCGCAATGTTTGAAACGCGGTCGGTCTTGTTTAAAAACATTTCAATCCACAAATTCTTTAAATTTGCAATCGTATTCGCTGTTTTAGTAATCATTGTAAATATATTTAAATAGGAACATTAATAACAAAATCTTCTCTCGTCACGGTTGTAGCCTTCACCTTCATAAACACCGCGTCTTCTTTTTTTACCAAATCAAGAAGCTCTGCACTCGCCCATCGGTTATCTCTTTGGAACATGTTCATAAGGGCCTTAAATATTACCGGGTATTGTATTGCATTTGTTGTCTGACCTACAAAATCAGATGGAAGTCCGTAGTCCTTGAATTCCGGAATACAGCCTTTCAAAGCCTCCAATATGATTTTTAATGCCTGCTCCATAGATGTACCGAATTTCTTCACCTTCAAATCATCATTCTTAAACTCAAACTCCGTATCTATGTCTTTACCCAACACGTTCTCGCCTACCAGTGTATCTACCACATTATCCACATAATTCACACCGACATTCCGAAGATTGACTGCAAATGTATTGCTTCCTTGTCCTGCCTTATAGTCCTCTTCTATAATGTATTGTGGTGTGGTTATAGAAGTCCAGTCGTCTTCCGGGTCCGTCATTGCAATTTCTTCCGCTACATTCTCAAACGTCTCGCCTGTCCTTAGCTGCTTGTCAAGCTGTAGGGTGTTCTGTCTTCCAAGCGTTGCACTTCTTAACCATCTGTCAGAATTTTTTATTGTCAATATCTTTGTTTCCACTTCCGAAAAGTTGTCTAATATTTCCCACATAGAAATATCGTCCAACTTGTTTTCATGGAGTTGAAACATAGGCTCTACGATATTGATTTGCGCTATCATCTTGTCAAGTTCGTAGAATGACTGTGCGTTTATCTCGCCTCCCTGGTAATAGTCCACTATATAGGGGTAATGATTATTACAAAAATCAACATAATCCTGGAAGAACTTCTTTATGTCGTACCCTGTAATATTCTTGAATTTGGCGTATGCCGTTTCCATTACTGCATCCATCCTTTATCCTCCTTTTATAACAACGTTGCTAAAGAAGCCGCCAAATCGTTCACACCTTTCTGTATTGCTGCGGCCGTACAAATTTTAGTGAGTGCTGTTTTTGCTTTCTGTTCTCCTGCTACAGCTTCCAAAGGCGCTATCGCTGTCATTGTAAGCGAATATTCCCAAATCATATTGCGCTGCAAACTCTGATTCAATACCAACCCTGTAGGAGGCACAACTACCAAATAACTCTCACCCAAAGCCATATTATAAAAGTAAAGACGGAATGGCAAGCCGTCCTTATCCACACCGTTACTTTTTGATATGATAGCTTGCAATATCTTCGTGCATCCATATCCATTTTTTACAGATGGGTCAAATGAAGCTGATTTTAAAGAATTCGTACTTTTCCCCGAAACATCGCTTAAACTCCATTTTCCGGCTGACAGACTATAGGCCGCTCCTGCCAAACTTGACGCACCACCGCCAAGCGACAACAACAACTTGAAAGTACGTCCGAAATCTCCTCTTATCGTTATATCCTGCGGTACAAAAGTAGGGGAAGACAACACCGTAACACCCCCTGCCGTGTTCCTTATATTTTCCCTCTTCGCTTCCGTCTTGCTTATCGCATTCGGGGTAATAGGGAATGTGAAAAAATCTATCGTATTGTTCTTTGAATCTGCCAATTCAAGCGTACAAAGATACACCTCAAAATCATTGGGAAATTGAGATGCAAGTATAGCTCTTCCGGCTGTCTCTATCAAAGACCCTGCTTTCTGTATTGCTGATTGCGCGATATTTGCCATTTTATCAATTATTTCTCCAAAAATACGAAATTCTTATCAATCCGAAAAAGTTACCGTGCTTTTTATTCCATCAAACTGTAACGGGTTTACTGCCGCTACCGCACCAACCCCGGCACCGAATCCGGCTTTACCTCCATCCATCGCCCCCGAACCTGCAAGCGCTGTTTGCCATGCGTTCTTTAGTGTCATTATCTGGTTCTCCACATTATTCAATAGCTGTATCAAAGTGTTCGCCAGTGTTAGAGGTTCCTTCGCATTGTTTATATTGACTTTCTGTCCGGTCATAAGCTTTATTAGGTTCTGCGTTAACTGAATCATTTCCGCATCATTGTCATAGCCCAGCACTACACCGCTTTCATCCATTGTTATATGGCTTTTCCCGTCGTGGAAATTAACGTCTACAGTGTTGGGGTCGGCCTTTATTACGGTTGTCTTGTCCTGGGTCTTCCACGTAAAATTAGCCTCTTCCATGTTCATAGTGAAACGCCTTATCTCCTTATCCTTTTCTTTCACGTCCTCGACCACATTAACAACTTCCGCAATAACTTCGTTATATCCGGTTACCTTCGCCTTCTTGGAAGCCACTATCTCGGCTTCCCCCGAACTCTGCAATCTTATCTTATGTTTTTCGTTACCTCCTAATGTAACGTTGAAATTTACGGGCTTCTCTATAGAAGTAAGGTTCATGTTCCATTCCTGGTTGCGTGGGTCTATCGTCATAGACATAGTTACTCCTTCCACCTGTTTTTTCATCCGTATAACATCCTCGCTCCATGCCGGAACTTCATCATTGCCTATAAAGGTGCCTATGACTGTAGGCTGGTTAAGGAAATCGCTGCTCGCTATCATTACCTGGCATCCCTTCTCACCCGGTTTTTCGGGAAACCATATATTGTTGATAGCCTCGTTGGTAATGCGTGCGTCATTGCGGAATATACCGCCTTCCATCATCACGGCTACTATATTCGTCCTAAATACCGTATCTATATACGCTTCCCTGCCTACATCCGTGGGTATCATTATATACCCCTTCATTATAGGCGGCAAATTGTTACTGCTTATTCTTGGTTCTCCTCCTGCCATTATTCAAGTCCTCCGAAATATTTCCTGTTCAAAAAATAGTCAAACTGCTGCTTGTCAACAGTCGGGTTGTCGTAGGATGTTATCTGTCCGCTTTCCGCTTCCTTCGCCTTCTGTCTCAAACCGCTTAAGTCCACCAACTTAAAGTAATCGGGTGTAAATCCGGACGCTGATTTTTCAGAAACCGAATTGTCGTTTCTTTTTACCGCTTCCATCAGATTTCCTTTAAGTATAGGTACATAAAATCCTCTTTCCACCTGTAAAACAGTACGCCTATCTACCCCGTCACGGTTAAATGATATGGTGTTGGTTACATTCGTCACATAGAAAAACTCGTTCGTACTTTGGTTCAGCACGAAAGTTCCCACCTTTATGCGTCTGTCCCCGTTTATCTCTATCGTTCCGCACCGGGTAAAAGGTACATACATGTTGCTTTCGACAAGATAAATCAAATCATTCAGCATTGTTGCCTGGTAAGTAGAAAATATCTTCTGGTTTTCCGCTCCGTTCTGTATCATGCGAATACAGTACATGTCCACGAAATCCATTTTCCTGTTACCCCATCGTTCCACATATTCTTCCAGGTACACAATAGGAACGAAAGCCAATCCCGGCTTATCACGTCCACCTACCTGTGCATTCTGTGCGTGTAACTGGAACCAAGTATAAACACGTGGGTCATAGCTCAAATTATACGATATTACATTATCCGGTGTTATCGTAATATAGTTTTCCGACTTGAAGGCATCTTTTATCGCCTTCTCCGTAAACGGTGGCTGTCTTACAATGACATCAATCGTGTTTATATAGGTGTCAAAGAAAAATTCTGTCAACGGATATTGGCAAATGCGTTCCATGTACTGCATCAGTGTTCCGTTCGGGTTCCCCAGCCCCGTATCTGTCACAATCCTTTCCATTATATCCCCAGACACTTGCAGCTTAACAATCTGCCATATTCCCCTCACCTTCAAGTCCTGCTGTCCCGGAATACTGTATGCCGTTATCCGCTTGTCACCCCATGAAGAAAAAACTTCATCACTACACAATCCGATAGAAGACATTATATTAATAATAAACCAAATACATTCATTTATCGTTTTGTACCCCAAATTCCATACAAATTGATACTCTCCACCAAATATATTTCGTCCGTTCCAGATACCGCCCGTTTTCCTTAACAACCCGTTCCTTGG